ATGGCAACATTGAAAGCAGTAGTGAGAACGGCGAGGGCTGACGGCTTCTACCCTGTGTATATCCGGGTAACGCATCATCGTGCATCTTCGTTCATCAAGACAGACAAAATGGTGACGAAAAAGGAACTCACCAAGAACAACGAGATTAAAGACCCATTTGTGTTGCAGTATTGCAGCAAGCGTATCTTGGAGTACAATGAGCGACTTAACCAAAAGAACATCGAGCATTGGACGGCAAAGGAGATTGCGGAGTTCCTTACGAGTGGCAACGATGATATTTGCTTCTCTGACTACGCACGCACGCACATCGCACGTATGATTGATAATGGACAGGAACGTAACGCAAAGAACTATCAACTTGCACTGCAACATCTCGAACGCTTCTGCGGCACTACGAATGTGATGTTCTCACACTTCACATCGCAGTTGGTGAACAGGTGGATTAAATCATTGGAGAGTACGCACAGGGCAAAGGAAATGTACCCCATCTGTATGCGACAGGTGTTCAAGGCGGCACAGTTGGAGTATAACGACTATGACACAGGGCTTATACGCATCAAGACTAATCCGTGGGTAAAGGTGGAGATACCTGCCGCCGACAAGGCGGAGAAACTTGCCATTACTCCCGAGGCGTGCCGTGCGTTCTTCTCGTTCCCTCTTCCCGACAGCAAGATGAAGTTCCCATTGACGGAGTTCGGACGTGATATTGCTATGATGGTGCTTTGCTTGGCAGGTATCAACACTGTGGACCTGTATAACCTGCGGAAGAAAGACTATGAGAACGGCATCATTCGTTACCAACGTGCAAAGACACGCAAGAGCCGTTCTGATGGTGCGTATATGGAAATGCGTGTACCTGCAATAGTTCAGCCATTGTTTGATAAGTACCTGGACACGACAGACAGCGAACGCCTGTTCAACTTCTATCAACGTATGGGAACATCGGACAGCTTCAATGCGAACGCTAACAGTGGCATCAAGCAACTATGCAAGGCAATGGAACTACCGAAAGAGGATTGGTATTCTGTATATACGTTCCGGCACACGTGGGGTACGGTGGCGCAGAACGATGTCCGTGCCTCTATATCGGACGTGGCGTTTGCGATGAACCATAGTAGCGGACACAAGGTAACACGAGGATACATAAAGATTGACTACTCCCCTGCGTGGGAGTTGAACGACAAAGTGATTGACTTCATTTTCTTCTCCGGCAAGACTTCGACCAGAGAGCAGAAGCAGGAGGACACACATTTCAGATTGTCGTATCGCTTTATGGTGAATGCTGCCGCATATCACAATGGGCAGAACGTGGCAGAACTGACGGACGTAGGCTTCAACAACGTGGATGAGGTTATTGCCCGGCTCGTTACTATGCTTCCCGAGGATATTCCCAACCGCTCAATGGTGATGTTCAAAATCGTCAATCTCGACAAGAACCAAACTGTGGTGTACCAACGGCAGAAGGGAAAGGGTTTCTGACCTTTTTCGTGAAGCCACGAAAATGATGCAAGCCTGCAAGGAGTTTTCTCTTTGTGGGCTTTCTCTTTTCTTTTGGCGCAACTTTTCTTTTCTCTCCCCCCTTTCAAAAATTCTCAAAAAATCTTGTTTCTCCCTATATAGTAGATGTAGTAGTAGATATATATATTTACTATATATTCTATATACTTTCCTCTTCTTTGTTGCATTTTTACGGAGTTTATCCGAAGAAATGCCCTATAACTGTACATTTATTGCGATTATTGTACAATTATACCCTATTTCTTCCGAAGTTATTGCTATAAATGTGCAAGAATAAAGGTGTTGAGGTGGCGTAATTGTGCGCCTAAATATAGGCATAAAACATAGATTTTCGGGGTGTATTTGACATCGTTTGTGCAGGAATTGACGCTATTTGTACATTTCTGTACATTTATTGACTATAATTGTACATTTATCGGCATTTCTTCCGAAGAAATAACAATAATTGTACAAGAATAGCGGTGTTCATTGCTGACACCGCTACAAACAAACTGTATTTTAACTAACCCCTTTGAGGTGCTGACCTCCGTTTCTAAAGTAGATGAGTTTAGATAAATCATTCCTCATCGTCAGAGAGTTCTGCCAATTTGTCCTCGATAGTCTTTTTGTTCTCTACTGTCATATCGAGGGTTGTAGTCTGTAATTTTGGCGAAACGTATGCGGCGAACTTCTCCATTGCCGCAACTCTATCCTTTGGCTCCAACTCGGCAATATCATTCGCAAAGGTTTCGGACGTGAAATAGTCGTCGAGCATCTTTGCGATTGCCCCACGTACTGCCGCAGATGCCTTGTTGGGCGTTCCTGCTTGTCTTCCTCCTGTTTTCTTTCCCTTTGCCATTCAACTGTAAAAAGATAAAACGATGGCTCAAAGGTATGTGATTAGTTTTGCATCAAAAGTATAACTTTTAACAATTCATTCATACGTATGGGACTTATTGGAAGCATTGTCGGCGGAGCACTAAGCGCAGGAGGTGCTATCTTCGGTGGTATCTCCGCATCGAAGGCAATGAAAAAAGCGAAAAAGAATGTTGAGGCTCAACGGAAGAAAAACCAAGATTGGTACGACCAAAGGTACAATGAGGATGCGACTCAACGTGCCGATGCCCAACGCATTCTGACACAAACCGAAGAGAGTATCAAACAACGCAACCGGGCGGCAGCAGGTTCGGCGGCAGTGATGGGTGGAACTGATGAGAGTGTAGCGGCTGCGAAAGCTGCCAACAACGAGGCACTTGCTGACGCTACTGCGCAGATTGCGGCTAATGCTGATGCACGCAAAGACAACATCGAAGCAACCTATCTGCAAAACGACAATGCCTTTGTAGAGCAGCTTAACGCTATCGAGCAGGGCAAGGCGCAGGCAGTCAGCCAAGCAGTACAGGGTGTGGCAAATGCGGGTGCAAGTATCGCAGGTGCGTTCTAAATCAATTCTCCTATGGCAACATTAGATGAAATTTTAGGCGGTAGTCCTCCCAATGGTGGAGGACACGCACCGAAAGGCTCACAGGAGTGGGCAGAACAAAATTCGGGAGACAACGCAGGAGGAAGCGGCGGCAGCACACCACCGAAAGGCTCACAGGAGTGGGCAGAACAAAATTCGGGAGACAACGCCCCGGTTTCATCTTCTCCTACCGCTCCAACACAGCCCGGAGCAAAGAGTAAGCCGTCATCAGGAGCAGGTGCGCCTGCCTCGGGTGGCGGTGGTGGCGGTTATGAGGAACTGTTCAAGAAACTCAATCCATACACCCCACCTACGGCGGAGGAACTTGAAAAGGAAAGAAAGAGAGAGAAACGAGCGCAGATATTCGCCGCCATTGGTGACGGTATAACAGCCCTCTCAAACCTTTTCTTCACTACACAGTATGCGCCGAATATGTATGACGGCAAGAACACTATTTCGCAAGCCAACAAGGTGCGCTATGACAAGTTGATTAAAGACCGTGAGGAAAAGAACACAGCCTATTTCAACGGACTGATGCGTGCAAGACAGGCTGATGACGAAAATGCACATCGTGAACGCAGTTGGCAACGACAGCTCGGACTCGACCAAGAAGCACGAGACCGATACAACGAAAGCATTACCCACCGCAACGAGCGTGAGCAGATTGCTGATGACCGCTACAACAGCGAACAGGCGTACAGACGTGGACGTGATGAGGAAGCAGACAGACGTTGGCAGGCGAACTTTGACGAGGACAAACGCCGTTCTGACCGCTCATACAACTTCCAAGTTCGTCAGCATAATGACAATGTTGCTGTTCGCCGTGAACAGGCAAGAGCAACGGCAGCACGTGGCGTTCGTGGTAAGCAACTCGGCTTTGCTGATGGCAACGGCAATCAAGTGAGCATTTATGAAAACGTATGGAAAGGCTCAATGCAACAGGTCTATGATGCAATGCTGTCAGACCTCGCACCTGCTGATGAGGCTGAACGCAAGCGTTGGGAGCGTCAAATGAAGAAACTTGACACTCCGCAGAAGAAAGAGGACTATGTTAAGCAGAATTGGCACAAATCGCCAAAAGCCTCTCAAATTATGCTCACTCTCTCTGGTATCGACCCTGCCACTATGACAAGCGAACTCAATGATGATGTCGAGGACTACACTCCCGGCGGTGGCGATGACGAAGTGATTGATTATACACCCGGTAACAAATAAAAACTATGCCTATATTTGAGTACAACGGAAAGAAGTACAATGTGAAAGACGAACACATTGACAGCTTTATGAATGATTTCCCCGATGCTTCAACCATTATGGAGCGTGATGGGAAAAAGTATCGTGTTAGGTCAGCAGATTACAGGACGTTTATGTCGGAGCAACAGGGCAACGAGCCTCAACAGCCCGAACAGCCTGCGGCAGCACCTACTGTTCCCGAAGTGGAAACACCTGCCACCCCGACAGGCGAAACACCGCTTACAGAACAGGATAAAATACGTTTCAGTGCAGGTATCGAACAGATGAAACGCCGTACACAGCAGTCTATGGACGATTTCAACGAACGTATGGCAACAATGCGTGAGTACCACGAGAACGCACCATTAGGCGGTGGACAGACTGCCGAAGGACGTATAATGTTCAACCCACAGAGCGGCAAGTTCGAGAAAACCTATATCACCCCTCTTGGCAACAGGTACACAAGCAAGGGACTTGCAGATATGGAAAGTTTCAGATACCGGCAGGCGGCTGATATGTCCGTCAGTGGGCAGTTGCGTCGTGCAAGACTGAAACTTGCAGAATTGCAGGCACAGCGTAACGAAAGAGCCAACGAGGTACACGATGAGGCAACGGAGTTCAACAACACCAAACTGACCCCTCTTGGCAGATTGCTTGTTGGTGGAGATATTTACGTTGCACAACAGCAGAGCGACCCCGAAAAGAATGCTTTGAATGTCGCCATCCGTCAGACAGAGGAACTCATCAAAGACCTTGAAGAGCAGCAAGACCGTGAACAGGGTAAAGATGTCGGCTTTTGGCGTGGTTTCGGTCGTATTGCAGGCGATTTCAGAACGTGGGACTTCGGTATGAGCGATTTGAGCGATGCGATGACAATGATGCACGCTGACCAACTCACAGATGAGAATGCCACCGAGGGCGAACGTGCTGCCTACAACGAAATGATGGGCGCAATCTACAACAAGGAACAGGCAGAACAGGCGTATGGTGGCAATGCAAGTTTTTGGAACAGAGCAGGTGTAATGACAGGCTATATGCCGTCCTTTATGCTTGACTTCGTTATTACAGGTGGTGGTTTTGAGGGTATAAGCCTACTTTCAAAGGGTGGTACAAGAGCCGCCACAAAGGTAATTGGTAGCGAGGTCGTTGAGGAAATGGCAGAACAGGGCTTCAAGACCTATGTACGAAACAACGGCATCAAAGGTTTCGGACAGTATGCAGGTAATTGGACCATCAAAGCGTTGGGTACTATGGGCGATGACTTGCTCATTCGTGCACCTCTTATGACTAATACTGTTCAGTTCGGCAAGACAACCTCCGACATCATTGACAGAAAGTTGGGTGATGTTGTCGTAAATGAGGACGGAACATACGATTTCAGCAACGATAAGACTTGGGGCAGTGCCATTTGGCAAGGCGAAGCCAATGCTATTATCGAGAACTATTCGGAAATGTTCGGTGCTCACCTCGACCCGGTTGTTACCCTCGGCAATATGAGCAAACTTGCCAATGTGGTAGGTGCTAAACGTCTCGGTGCTGTGCTATCAAAGGCTGATGCAGGTGCTTTGAGTGGCATTATGGGACAAACACACCAACTGTTCAACAAAATGGGTGTGAGCGACTATTTTGGCGAGGTTACGGAGGAATACTACGGTCAGATGTGGCGCACAATGCTCAATCTTGACGATGCTTATCAGCAAAACCCGGACGGAACACGCACCAATCTACTTGCAACAGGAAAATTCCACGGCGACATTTGGGGAGGTATGGCTCTTTCTATGGGCTTGATGGGTGCAGGCAAGCATACCATTTCGGCTACGCAATATACCTCAATGAAGCATAGCGTAAACAAGGCTGATGCACACGCAACAGAATTACTTGGCAAAGAGGTATGGGAGCCGTTGAGAACAACGCTTGACCTTACCACCAACGATGATATGGGCGCAATGGCAGAGGCTATTGTTAATGACCAAAACTTCACCGATGAGGAAAGAGCAGCCGTTCTTACCTATATGGAGCGTTCTATGATGATGAGAGGTTACAACCTCGGCACACTTGCACAAAGACGTGGTGCAGCACAGGATGAAGACATACAGGCTCTTGATGAAAGTTATATGGACGGCTACGGCATTGAAACATCGCAGGAGATGAACGATGCCAAGAATATGCTTGACTACCAACGTCAGCGTGTTTCTGCCATTGTGGACGAGGATTTGCTTGCCTTTATGGATAGCAACCCAATGAACGCATTGGAAGAGGTGCGCAGTAATGGGGTTTGGAATGATGAAGCACGTGCTACCATCCTTGACTACCTCAACGCAAAGCAAGTGTATGACGGTATGATACAGCGTGTGCGTGATGATATTGACGGACGTATCGACCAGAGCAACGCAATGATAAATGCCCGTACCAACCGCACAACAGGTATGATACAGGGTGCTACAATGAAAGTTGATGACCGCCGTGTGTATGTTATCAACGGAAACCTTGTGCAGTATGCAGACGGTAGCGGTATTGACATCGAGGCTTCGGACAACAGTATCATTGTTCGTGATGCAGAGACAGGCGCACTTGAACAGGTGTCGCCCGATGCTGTATTGAACATTGATGAGGCGTTAGACCCCATAACTGAAATGCAGACTGCCGCAGATGCTATCCGTCAGCAGTACGCACAGGAGGCAGCCAACAGGATTGATGGTGTTGTTACATTCAATCCGGGCGACACATACACCATTACAGGCGATGATGCACAGATACAGGTGCAGATTGTAGCCAATGATGAGGGTGTTGTGGATAATGGGGACGGCACTGTGAATGTGTCGGACGGTACAAACGTGTTCCCCTTGGCCAAGGAGACCATACAGCAACAGGCAGAGGCGGCACAGTTGGCACGTGTGGCGCAGTTCGAGCAGCAGAGAGCTGCCGAGAATGCTGCATATCAGCAGGCTATTGAGGAAGAGAACAGACCGCAGTATGCCCTCAACGACCTTGTTTCCCTCCGTGATGAGAACGGCAATGCTGTTCGTGGCAACATTACTACCGATGCAGATGCAGACGGAAGATATGAGGTTTACACCGAAGCACCTATCAATGGCAAACGTGTAAACCTGTTCACTCGTGATGAACTCGACAGTATGCTGATGGAGCATAACGGAGTGGTAATCGAGCAGCCTGCCGACAATGAGGGTAACAATGGTGGCGAAAATATTCCCGAAAGTGGCAACAATGCCCCTCAAAATATTCCTGCAATGCAGAGGATACCAAAGGATATGCAGGGTAATCCCCTTTATGAGCAAACCGACAGCGATACCGCTTGGGACGCTATCGTTGAGCAGACAGAGGGCGATGAGGCTATGGCGCAGACCGTAGCCGATGGAATGGTTGCCGACAAAGAGGCTGCTTTGAAGAAATTGGAGAAAGCCAAGTCGAAAGGTGGTGCTACCATTGCCGAGAAGATTGCAGCCGAGAAAGAGCGCAAGGCGGCGATTGATGCAGCACAGCAGGAAGTGAACATTTGGAAGAAGATTGCCGGAACTGCTAACCGCAGAAAGATGGATGCAGAAGCAGAACGTAGGCGTATTGCCGATGAAGCCGCAGCACTCCGCAAGGCAGAGGAAGAGAAGTTGCGTGCTGAACGCGAGGAAGCAGAACGCATCGAGCGTGAAGCCCTCAACGGTGTTCCCGATATGGTGGACGATACTCCACAGGATGCACGAGCAAGAGGTTACAGACGTGTCAGTGGTCATAAGATTGACCGCCAAGAGCCTGTACAGGGCTTGCAGGGCAAAGAGGTTGCAGTACGTTTCAGTGATGATGCCATTGCCAATGGTCGTGTAGCCGTTATTGATGCAACCCAATTACAGCCGAGCCACATTCAAGGTGTACGCAATCCGCTCCACTTCATTGATGAGGCACAGCCAAAAGAGCGTAACGATGAAGCGAGTGTAATGTCGGCACGCAAGATTGCCGGGAACATTCGCCCCGAGGAGATTACTTCTTCCGTTACCGCCTATACAGGTGCTCCTACCGTGAACGCACGAGGAGAAGCCATACAGGGCAACAACCGTAGCGATGCGCTCCGTCTTATGTGGGAGAGCCACGAAGACCAGGCAGCGCAGTACAAGCAGTATCTGATTGACCACGCAGAGGAATTTGGCTTGAATGCCGATGATGTTGCGGCTATGGAACGTCCTGTCCTTGTGAATATGCTTGACGTGGACGATGCAGAGGCTATCACTCTTGGTCAGTTCGTGGCACAGGACACCGAAAGCGGAGGAACAGAGCGTATCAAGCCGAAGAATGCTTTGCAGAAAATGGGTAACGATATGCGTTCATTCGCCAACCTGTTGTTGAAGTCCAACGATGAGGACACATCATTTGCAGGGCTTGTGGATAACAACGGTGTTGAGGTTTTGAAGTGGATGAGCCAAAGAGGTTACATCACTCCTACACAGTACAAGAGTGCTTTTGATAGCAAGGGCAACCTTACTGCCGAGGCAAAGAACGATTTGCGAGGTATTATGTATCAGAGCATCTTCAAGGGCGGCAGCACTCGACTTGAAGAAATGTTCAACGCTATGCCTGCAAAGGCTCAAAAGGCTATCCTTGCAACGGCATTCCGTGATTATGACAGCCCTAATGCAGACCGTATGATTGAGGAGATACAGAACTCAATCCGTGCGTTCTATGCCCTATCGCAAAGCGAGGACTTTGTAAACGCCAAGACGTTCAAGGATGCACGTTTGGCAGTAGAGGGTTGGAAAATTCAGTACCAAATTGATGATGTAACAGGCGAAAGTTACCTACCTGCCGAGAATTTCAGTAACTTTGCACTGCTTTTGGCAACGATGTATAAGGGCGAGAACCAAAGCGTCATTCAAGGCACATTCAACAAACTTTACGACCTTATTCAAGGTACACAAGAACCAAACCTGTTTGAGCAGCCGGACAACACGCCTCGTTCGCTTGCACAGGCTATTTACGAAACATTAAACATTACCTACGATGGACAACAGCGAAGCAATGTATTGGTTGGCGATAGTTCAGCAAGCCAACGAGGGCAGCAAGGAAGCACAGGAGATGCTGCAACAGGAGAACGAATTGAGAGTGGAGAGCGGACAGCCGACAGTGCAGGAAGCATTGAAGCAGAAAGCACAACAGGCGGCGAAACCGTACATCAACCCCAACCCGAACGAAAAGGACTTGAACAAACTTCTGATGTCGGACGGAAAGGAGACAGCACAGGAGTGGCTGATGACGCAACCCAAGAAGTATTGGGAGCGAGCAACCGAGGCGATATACGAGTGCTTGAAGAGGGGTTGGACACTTCATACAGCGCATATTCAGATGATAGCGAGAGAACTCGACGCACAGCGGAATCCGAAAGGCTGGTAAGCCTTGCCAAGCAGCACGGCTTATTCATCCCTGCCGAGGTTATCAAGACTTTGACAGGTAAGGTAGCAAAGCGCACAGGCGAGAGTGTTGTTTACATCGACACAGCAGCAGGCAAGGTAACAAAGGTCAAAAACCCATACGCCAAGGCTGCAATGAAAAGTGGTGTTCAGCCCGAAGATGCCGCCTTTGAACACCTTGTGCATAATCTCCTGTTCCCCGAAACCGCCTACACATTGGAGGGTATCAGCGAGGAAATGGGCGATGTTCGCATTGTACTGTCGCAGGACTTCATTCAAAACTACGACCAACCTACAAAGGAACAGATTGCGGAAGCACTTGCCGCACGTGGATTGTTCCCGGAAGATAACTACTCTTTCGGCAATGAACTTGTGTCTGTAACCGATGTAGAGGGCGATAACGTGTTGTTGGGTGAAGATGGTACGGTGTACTTCATTGACCCTATTATCCGTTTCAAAAAGCCGTTGAGAGAGATTTTAGCGGCTCTTGGTGGTGCTGAACAGAAAGCACCTACCATTGGCGAGCAGATACAGGCAGCAGAGGCAGAGGTAAACACCAACCCTACCGAAGCACAGAAAGAGGCAGGTAACTACAAGAAAGGACACGTTCAGATTGGCACATTCAACGTAACCATTGAACAGCCGAAAGGCTCTGTGCGCAGTGGCGTAGATAAGGGCGGCAAGAAATGGGAGGTTGAAATGCAGAACACCTACGGCTATATTCGTGGCACTGAGGGTGTGGACGGCGACCATATAGATGTGTTCCTGTCTGATGATATTGACGGTTGGGACGGACACAAAGTGTTCGTAGTGGACCAACGTAATGCAGACGGCAGCTTTGATGAACATAAGGTTATGCTTGGCTTCAATGACATCAACGATGCCGAAGCAGCCTATATGAGCAACTATGAAGAGGGTTGGCAGGGACTTGGAGCCATTACAGGTGTTTCCATTGAGGAGTTCGAGAAGTGGATAGCCTCATCACATCGCAAGACCAAAGCATTTGCGGAGTACAAGAGTGTCAAGACCACCGAGGGACAGAGTGCATCAACAGACAAGGATTTGCGCCGCAAACTCGCAGACTTCAATGTTGGCGATGTTGTGCGTGATTACTACAATCAGAAGTTGTACCGCATCAAAAAACACTCAACCAACGGTGTTTCTACCATTGCAGAACTCGATGCAGAGGGTAACGAGGTGGGTACTACCACAATGAACGCCCACAACAATAGTCGTTACAGCCTTGCCGAAGCACCTGTAAAGGCAGAGACTCCGACTATATCACAGGAGAGTGAGCAAGTCAGCGACCAAGATAATGCACCGTACACTATTGCTCCGGCACAGTACACCACCAAGAAAGGCAAGGTGCTTGATATGCACCTCGTGAAGTTTGCAGGCACTCTGACAAAAGGACAGCAGAGAGCAGCCAAAGAACTTGCCAAAGCCGAAAAGGGTTGGTATGACCGTGAGCAGGGCGGATTTATGATGCGTAGCGAAGAAAGCGCAAAGCAGTTGGCTAACACCATTCTGAACAATGACGATGCCGTGAGCGATGCACAGCCTGTATCTATGATTGACATTCAAGCGTTGAACAATGGAGATGTGCTGTTTACCGAGCCTCAACAGGTAGAGCAGACAGACAGCGAGGAGAAATCCCCTGTATGGCAGTATTCTATCCACGTTGATAAGGAGACAGGACGTACCACATTGAGACGTGATGACGTGAGCGGTGTATATCCTATTGGTGATGCACGCTTCCGTCAATCAGCCAACAGCCCCGAAGAAATGCTTGAGATACTCCGCAATCCACAGAACGGTATGCAGGAGATATTGGAGGCAGTCGGTGTTACTCTTGAAAACAAGATTAAGACACGTGAACTTGACCGCAAGAGCAAGGAGCAAGCACCTACCGCAGAGACCAACCCAAGCGGCAACCGCCTTGTTACTGATGAGCGTTATGCAGAACTCCGTGAGCGTATGCGTAAGAAGTTGGGCGGACAGATGAACATTGGCATTGACCCCGAAATCCTTGCCATTGGTACTGAAATGGCTGTCTATCATTTGGAGAAAGGCGCACGCAAGTTTACCGAGTTTGCAAAGGCTATGGTTGCGGACTTGGGCGATGTTATACGTCCATACCTCAAAGCGTTCTACAATGGCGCAAGAAACTTGCCCGAGGTAGAGAGCAGCGAGATTGCAACCGATATGACCTCTTACGATGAGGTGCAGACCTTTGACATTGCCAACTTTGATAAGCCAGGCATTGATGCGATTGCCACTGCTGAAACCGTAACAAGAGAGGCAGAGGTAGCACAGGAGGTTGAGGTTGCGCAGGAACGTATCAAGAAAACACGTTCGGCAAAGAAAGAAACCAAGAAAAAAACCGTAACTTCGCAGCAGTCAAGCGAAATGGGTTTGTTTGACGGCTTATTTGATAACGAAACTAACAACGACAATGGATTACAGAGAACTGATGCAGAACGCTCCGAAAGAGTGTCAGCCAACGGTAATCGACACGAGCAGGGATTATCAAGAGGCACTGAAACAAGTAGCGAAAGCGAACAACAAGACAGTCGAGGAACTGACCTCGGAGGAGAAAGAACAGGCGATGCAGTCGATAGGACTGTGCGACCTCGACTTTCAGACACCGTAGAGGATAAAGGCATTGAGGGCAAACGCAAGAAAGATGTTGAGAACAACCGCAAACTTGCTGATGAACTCAAAGGCGTAACCTTATTTGTGCCGGACACCTTTGGTGTTGAACACGAATTGTCGGGATTTACTTACTATGAATTGGAAAATGTTTTCCACTTCACCGACAATATTAACGGACAGAGGAACGCTACTCGCAAGGAACTCGATGCCATTCTTAAAATTGCACGCAAGAACAATGGCAAGGAGGAAATTTCCGAGCCGAAGAATACCCGAAACAACCATTCAGAGCGAGGCAAAGACCACGCCCCTACTTCGGTAGATGCACGTATAGAAGCCAACATCAAGGCTATTGAGTTGGCAAAGCAGTTGCTTGAGAGTGGCGAACAGGCTACCGAAAAGCAGATGCAGACACTCCGTAAGTTCAGCGGTTGGGGCGGACTCGGAAAGGCTTTCAGCGAGGGAACATATTATGCTCCCAACCTTATTGCAAAGCGACTTCGTGAGTTGCTTGGAGAAGCTGCATACCAAGAGGCGGTGATGAGTGCCAATAGTGCTTATTACACCCCTGCATACGTTGTTGATACCCTTTGGGACATTGCAGAACAAATGGGTTTCAAGGGCGGCAACATTCTTGAAGGTTCGGCAGGTATCGGTAACATCTTGGGACAGATGCCTACCCATATCAGCGAGCGTAGCAACATTCACGCCATTGAGATTGACGGCACATCGGGCGGCATTCTCTCTCTTCTATATCCCGATGCAAAGGTGGAGATACAGGGCTTCGAGGAAACTCGTATCGCCAATGGTAGCGTGGACTTGGCTATTACCAATGTTCCGTTTGTTACAGGACTTCGTGTGAACGACACCACAGGCGATAAAGACCTATCCAAGAAATTCCACAACATACACGACTTCTGCATAGCAAAGAATGTGCGCAAACTGCGTGAGGGCGGTTTGGGCATCTTCATCACGTCCAATGGTACGCTTGATAACAGCAAGAAACTACGTGATTGGATTGTGAATGAGGGCGGCGCAGACTTTGTGGGTGCTTTCCGTATGCACAACAAGACTTTCGGCGGCACAGGCGTAACCTCTGACATCATTGTTATCCGCAAGCGTGTGAATGGCAAGAAGTCAGCCAATGCCATTGACGTAAGCACCGTTACAGGCGAGCGTATGGCAGAGTACGATACAGGCGAAACACGCAAGGTAAAGGGACAGATTGTTCCTGTTGTGAAGCAGCTTTCAATGGACTACAATCAGTATTTCGTTGAGCACCCCGAGAATATGGCAGGTGAAATGCACTTTGCCTTTGAGAAAGGCGACACGTTCCGTCCGACAAGTAAAGGCTTGTATCCTAAACAGGATAAGAAGCAAGAGCAGATGTTGGCAGAGTTCGTGCAGTCGTTCACTGCTGAGGAGTTTGGCGAAAAGGCTACTGATGAGATTGAAGTTATTGATGCAATGCCAGGCAAGAAGATTGGCGAGGTGTTTGTCAGTGATGGAAAGTTATACATCAATGCCATCGGTGCTGCTCAACCTCTTGAAGTCAATGCCAACAAGGTAAAGGGACACACAAAGGTTGAGTGCTTTGAGGCGTACAGCGCAATCAAGGAAGCCCTTGCCGCTGTTCTCGAATACCAAATCACCCACGAGGATGACAAGGGATTGAAGCCTCTGCTTGCTAAACTCAACAAGGCTTATGATGACTTTGTAGCGACCTACGGACATTTCAACAAGAATACTGCTATTGCGTTCCTCCGCAACGATGTGGACTATGCAAATGTGTTCGCTCTTGAAAAGTTTGAGGAGTCAGCCGATGCAAAGGGTAACAAGGTGCAGAAGTTCGGCAAGACCGATGTATTCAGCAAGCGTGTTATTGAAAAGGAGGCGGAGCCAATGCCTACCAATGTCAAGGACGGTATTGTAGCAAGTATCTTCAAGTTTGGTCGTGTAGATATTCCATACATCGCAGAACAGCTCGGAAAGAGTGAAGCCGAAGTAAAGGCAGAAATCATCGAGAGCGGTTACGGCTTTGAAGACCCTGCTACAAGACAGGTGGAAGTGTCGTATCAGTATTTGAGTGGCAATGTGCGTGAGAAACTCCGTCAAGCACAGGAGAACAACGAGAACGGCGAATTTGACCGCAACATCAAGGCATTGCAGGAAGTTATGCCAATGACAATCCCTGCCCACTTGATAGACTTTACTCTGGGTAGTTCTTGGATAGAGCCTAAATTGTACGAGGAGTATGTGAAAGAACGTACCGATGTAGGTGTGCAATTTACTGCCGTAGGCGGTACTTGGTTTATGAACGAGCCATATTACACAGCCTATGAGAAAAACCGTGCTATGGGTGTAACGAGTGAAATGCTTGGACGTACCGTAATGGGACACACTCTCATTGAGGCGGCTATCCAAAACAAGAGCATCACCGTTTCCACCGTTAAAAAGAATTGGGACGGCTCTACTGAAACCATTACCGACAAGGAGGCTACACAGGCTTGTAGTGCGAAGATTGACGAGATACGTCAGGACTTCAAGGAATGGGCAAGACAGAAGATGCAGAGCGATGCGGAAATGTCGGAACGTATGGAGCGTGTGTATAATGACACATTCAACAACTATGTGCCGATGAGTATTCCCGATGAGTTTGTCCCCGAATACTTCGGTGGTGCATCGCACAAGTTCAAGATGCGTTCACACCAAGGCAGAGCGATTGTAAGAGGTACTATGCAACCGCTGTTGCTTGCTCACGAGGTAGGTACAGGTAAAACCTTTACTCTTATCTCTACTGCAATGGAGATGCGCCGTTTGGGTACTGCACGCAAACCTATGATAGTCGTTCAGAACGCAACCGTAGGACAGTTCGTAGCGAGTGCAAAGGAACTCTACCCCAACGCCAAGATACTGACACTTGAAGAGGCAGACCGCAGTGCAGACGGCAGAAAGAACTTCTATGCCAAAATCAAGTACAACGATTGGGATATGATTGTTGTGCCACAATCAACCTTTGAGTTTATTCCCGACAGCGAGGAAAGGCAAATGGCATTTGTGCAGGAGAAGATTGAAGAAAAGATGCTTGTCCTTGAACAGATGAAAGAAGCCGACCCCGATGGCAAGAGTATGATTACCCGACAGGCTGAACGTGAAATCGCCTTGTTGGAGGAAGAACTTGCAGGATTGAGCGGTGAGACAGGCAAGAAACGCACTGCCAACGATGAAAAGAAACGTGCCGTTGCTTTGCAGAATGCAGAGGTAAAGGCAATGGAAATGCTCGACCGCAGAACTGATGATGTTGAGAACTTCGATGATATGGGTATTGATGCCCTGCTCATAGATGAGGCTCACGAATACAAACACCTTGGATTTGCCACCGCTATGCAGCGTGGTGTTAAGGGTGTGGACCCGTCATACAGCAAGAAGTCGCAGGGCGTATTCTTGAAGACACAGGCAGTGTTGGAGAAGAACAACGGACGAAACGTAATCTTCGCCACAGGTACACCAATCAGCAACACAGCAGCCGAGATATGGACGTTTATGCGTTACCTTATGCCTGCTGACACTATGAAAGAGTACGGCATCTACTACTTTGACGACTTTGTGCGCAACTTCGGTAACATTCAACAGATGTTGGAATTTACCACAAGTGGCAAGTTCAAGGAGAACAACCGCTTTGCCGGGTATGTCAATCTGCCCGAGTTGGTACGTATATGGTCGGGCGTATCAGATACCGTCCTTACCAAAGAGGCAGGAGGCGTGAGCGACAAAATCCCCGATATGGAGGGAGGAAAGGCGCAAGACCTCTATTTGCCACAGACACGTGCTTTGCGTAGCATTATGAAGTATGTCAAGGCTGAACTTGAAAGGTATGACAAGATGAGCGGTAAGGAGAAGAAAGAGAACAGCCATATACCACTCACTATGTACGGCATTGCCAAAGCAGCAGCCGTTGATGCCCGATTGGTGCAGTCGGATGCAGAGGACGATGCACAGAGCAAGACCAACGAGGCAGTAAGACAGACCTTGCGTTCGCTCAAAGAGAGTGCAGACTATAAGGGGACTGTTGCCATCTTCGCCGACAACTACCAAAACAAAGAGAGCGGTTTCAACTTGTATGAGGACATTCGTACTAAACTTATTGCAGAGGGTGTTCCTGCCGATGAGATTGTAGTAATCAAGTCGGGAATGACAGTCAAGAAGAAACTCGAAATCTTTGAAAAGGTAAATCGTGGCGAGGTGCGTGTTATCCTCGGTTCTACTTTTACCCTCGGTACAGGTGTGAACATACAGGAGAGATTGTACACATTGATACATCTTGACGCTCCTAACCGCCCTATGGACTACACCCAGCGTAACGGACGTATCTTGCGACAAGGAAACTTACACAAGGCAATGGGTAAACCTGTACGTGTGTTGCGTTTCGGTGTTGAGGACAGTTTGGACGTTACCGCATATCAGCGACTGAAAACAAAGGGTGCAATTGCCGACAGCATTATGAACGGCAAGCAGATGATGGCAAACAGTATGACCAACCGTGTGCTTGAAGAGGAAGAAGATGTATTCGGTGATACCGTTGCTCAACTCTCGGGCAGTGAGTATGCAATGTTGAAGAACAATGCTGAAAAGAATGTCCGCAAGTATGCAAGCCGTAAGAAGCAGTGGGAGGCAGACCAAACCTATATCCACAATGCGAAACCAAGAGTAAAAGCCTTTATCAAGGATGCAGAAAAGCGTATCGAAGATAATAGCCGATACTTGGAGGCTGTACGTGCATCGTTCCCCGATGGCAAGTTCAAGGAGATTGTTATCGGCAAACATCGCTTCGCTACCATTGAAGCAATGGAAGATTTCTTCAAGGAACACAACAAGAGTTTGCTTGCAGAAATGAAGCAGATGAAAGACGGCGATATTGCAGGCGAGCAGAAACGACAACTGACCATACAGATAGGTGATTTCTCGTTTGTCGTAACTACCAAACTGACAAGACAGACGGTAAGAGACGGAGCAACCCTGTTCAATGATGTAGAAAGAAAAATGACCTACTCTTGTGCCGAACTTGGTATCGAGGACATTCCTGTACGTCAAAATCTTCTCCGCAATGCCATTGAGGATATTACCAATAATGTCATTACAGGCAGAGACTTTGCCGAGCGTGTGGAAATTGCCGAGCGTGTCAAGAAGCACAACGAGACAGAATTGGAACAACTCTTATCAAGAGAGGGCAAGCCGTTTGAGTATGAGGCTGAATTGGAACAGGCGCAAACTCAATATGAGGAGTTCTCGGAACTGATGAAGAAAGAGTTGGCAGAAAAGGAAGCCAAGTATGCGGAAATGGACGCTACTGTAGAAGCTGCCAACGACCTTGCAACAGCAGAGGAAGCAGACGAACTCGAACGTGAGGGTGACGGTGCATATACGGATGATGAGGTCTCTTTTGAGAACGACCCTATTTCAAAGGTACTTGGAAAACCGAGATTTACCCGTAAGCAGCGCAGAGAGTTTGCAGAGCGTGAACGTCAGAGAATGGTTGCTCGTGTGGAAAATCTTGCAAAGAAACTCAATCTTGACAATGTTGAGATTGTGACTGATGCAAGTACATTGGAGGGCAAGAAACAGCGTGCAAAGGGTTTCTACACGAAGAGTACAGGCAAGATAACTATTGTTATCCCTAACCATTCAAGCACGTTTGATGTTGAACAGACATTACTCCACGAGGCAGTTGCCCATTATGGATTACGTCAGTTGTTCGGAGAGCATTTTGATACGTTCCTCGATAATGTATTCAACAATGCAGATGAGGCTATCCGTCAGCGTATCGTTGCCCTTGCCGCAAAGAACGGTTGGGACTTCCACAAGGCGACCGAGGAATATCTTGCTATGCTTGCAGAGAACACCGAATTTGAGAACACCAATGCAAGTTGGTGGAGACAGATTAAGGATTTCTTCTTGAATATGCTTCACAAGATAGGTTTTGAGGATTTCAGAGGAGTTACTCTGACTGATAACGAACTCCGCTATATTCTGTGGCGCAGTTACGAAAACCTTGCGGAGCCGGGCAAATACCGTAGCATCTTGGGCGAAGCTGCTGATGTGGCAAAACAGTACGAGTTGGGTGTTGGTAACTATGCGGTTACCAATCCCAATACTCCGCACGCTGCCGAGAGCGATGATGAACTCTATCGTGATGGCGACCCCGAAATTCACGAAAGAGAGTTGGCACGAGACCGTTATGAAAGACGTGTAAAGACAGGTATGTTCCAATCTCAGGAAGCGTTGCAGGATAGTATGCTCGGACTGAAAGAAGCAATGCAGGCTATCCTTGGCCAAGGAACAAACATTGAAGATGTGGACGGCTTCGAGAATGCTTACTTGGGCGAAAACCGTCTGTCAAGTGTGAACAAAGCCGAAGCAGATGCTTTCGCACAGACATTGTTCAAGCCAATGCTTGATGAGGTTGCCAAACTTGCCCGAAACGAGGCTGAACGTGAGGAACTGACCGACTATATGATGGCTAAACACGGACTTGAACGTAATGCGTATATGCGTAATGAGGCTATCAAGAACGGTGCTACTGATGCAGACCAAACCGACTATGCCGGACTGACTGCCCTAACAGGTATGGACGATGTTGCAGATGCCGAAGCGGAAGCACAACGAATGGTTAATGATTACGAACAGGCACACGAGACTGCCGACCTTTGGGAGAAAGTCAATGCCGTAAGCAAAGCAATCTTGCAGAAGTCATACGAATGTGGAATGATGAGCAAGGAAACATTCGATAAAGTATCGGATATGTACGAGTTCTATATCCCATTGCGTGGCTTTGATGAAAAGACAAGTGCAGAGGCATACGCCTACCTGTCGCACAAGCATAGTGCTTTCAATGCTCCTATCAAGAAAGCAGAGGGACGTAGGTCAAAAGCCGATGACCCATTTGCCAACCTGCAATCTATGGCAGAGGGTGCGATAATGCAGGGCAACAGAAACAAGTTGGTGAAACAGCGTTTCTTGAACTTTGCCCTCAACCACCCGAGCGACCTTGTGAGCGTTAGCGACATCTGGGTTGAATATGATGCAGTAACCGATGAATGGAAACCTGTATTCCCGGACAACATCGAGAGTACAGACACCCCCGAAGAGGTTGAGCAGAAGATGCAGGACTTTGAGACAAAGATGGAGTCATTGGCACAGCAGCACCCCGACCAATACAAGAGAGGTAAAGATGCTATCGGCATTCCTTACCGCATTGTAGAGAGCCGAGATATGAGACAGCACCAAGTTGTTGTGAAGCGTGGCGGTAGAGATTATGTAATCACTATCAACGGCAACCCTCGTGCGGCGCAGGCATTGAACGGACAGACCAACCCCGACAATGATATGTCGGGTGCTATCGGTGCTATTCTTCGTGCAGGAGAAAAGATAAACCGTCAGTTGAGTGCGTTCTATACCACACGTAACCCGGACTTCATCGTGTCGAACTTTATGCGTGATATGCTCTACACCAATAGTATGGCGTGGATAAAGGAAAGTCCGAACTATGCTCTTCGTTTCCACAGAAATTACCTTATGGTAAACCCTGTAACGATGAAACGTCTGTTGGCGAAATATCGCAAGGGCACGCTTGATATGAGCAACAAGACCGAAGCAATGTTCCATCAGTTTATGATGAACGGAGGCGAAACAGGCTATGCCAATATCCGAGACATCGAGCAACATAAGAATGACATCCGCAAGGAACTGAAACGAGCAAACGGCAAACTGAAACTTGCACGTGCTTGGAGCCTGCTTGCAGAGAAGTTCGATGAACTGAACAGAGCTGTTGAGAACTGCGCCCGATTTGCCGCCTTTGTAACCTCTCGTGAAATGGGCAGAAGCATTGACAGAGCCATTTACGATGCAAAGGAGATAAGCGTAAACTTCAACAAGAAAGGTAGCGGAGCGAAGTTCTATGACAGCGTAGGACAGACAAAGGCAGGAAACGCAAGTGCGTTGGTATCGGGACTTGGTCGTAGCGGTTACGTCTTTTGGAATGCCGCCATTCAAGGTACTACCAACTTCGGGCGACAGATGAAACGCCACCCTGCAAAAGCATTTACAGGTATGGCGGCAATGTTCTTGCTCGGTGCAATCGTGGCATATTTTGGTGGCGATGATGATGAGGACGACAAGAACGCATACTACAACCTGCCCGAATACGTGAGACGTAGTAACATTTTGTTCCGTGCAGGCGACAGTTGGATTTCCATACCTCTGCCTATCGAGTACAGAGCATTCTATGGAATGGGTGAACTTATGACCTCTGTATTCAATGGCAAGGAACACCTTACAGGTGGCGAAATTGCCGAGGCTGTTTTGGGACAGGCTACACAGATATTGCCTATCGACTTCTTGGAGGGTGGCGGTGGATTGAACGCTTTTGTTCCGAGTGCTGCCAAACCATTATGGGAAGCCTACGTTGCTGAAAAGAGTTGGACGGGTATGCCACTCTATAAAGACACTCCTTTCAACAAGGATATGCCGGAATGGACGAAAGCATACAGCAGCACCAATAAACACATCGTGAACTTGGCGGCAACTCTGAACGAGGCGACAGGTGGCGACCCATACACAAAGGGAGCAATCGACATCAACCCTGCCAAAGTTGAGTATATGCTAAACGGTTACTTCGGTGGTGTGTTCGGTACTATCGACAAACTGACAAAGACTGCTGAAACGATTGTCGGCGACAGAGAGTATGACCCTCGCAGCATACTGTTGGTAAACCGACTTGTCAAGGCAGGCGATGAACGCACCGAGTACCGTGCCGTGAATAATGAGTATTTCCGTTTGAAAGAGGAACACGACCGATTGAAAACCCGATTGAGACACTATGAGGAAGATACAGACAACGGCATCTTTGACTATGCTGAAAAGATAGATTTCCTCTACAACTCGCCCGAATACGAGCGTTACGAAATCTTTGAGGACTACCGAAAGGACATTGACGACCTCTACGATGAAATGCAGGAGGCAGTCGATGATGAAGAGCGCAAGGACATCGAAGCCGAGTTGAACGAACTCAAAAAGGAGATGATACAGGAAATGAACACAACTCGCAAACGTAAATAGTTATACTTGAAAAGAATGCTTGGGGTAGTACCTTTGTGGCTATCCTAAGCATTCTATAATATTCAACGATTATGCATACAGAAAAAGGAAATAAAAGGTTATTGTCTATGAGCCGTATCGCTCCAAAGCGTGATACGGAAGAGATAGACACCGTAGCGATGTCTTCCCGGCAGTTCGGCGACCGCAGGGCGTTCGATGTGCTGATGGAAGCGCAGCACTATTGGAACCAGATGGAGGATTTCCGAAAGGACAGAGAACGCAACAAGCGTTACACCTATGGTTTACAATGGGACGATAAAATTTGTGTGGACGGCAAGACTATGACCGAGGAGGAGTACATCAAGAGTCAAGGCAATGTGCCGTTGAAAAACAACCTTATCCGCAGATTAGTCAAAAGTGTGCTTGGTGTGTACCGCAGTCAGAGCAAAGAGCCGACCTGTACCGCACGAGACAGAGACGAACAGAAGTTGGGCGAAACAATGAGTACCATTCTGCAATGCAATATGCAACTCAACAGAATGACGGAGGTGTACGCCCGAACAATGGAAGAGTTTCTAATCAGCGGTTTTATAGTACACCGCAAGTCATACGGTTGGCGTAATGGTAAGGAGGATTGTTGGACGGACTATGTTCAGCCGAACAATTTCTTTATCGACAACAATATGCGAGATTTCAGAGGTTGGGACGTTTCGGTTCTTGGCGAGATACACGACATTTCATTTGGTCAGTTGTGTGAGCAGTTCGCCTCATCGCCCGAAGAATACCGCAAACTCCGTGAAATCTACAAGTGGGCTGCTAAAAAGGAATACATTGCCTCGTATGCAGAGCGTTTCGGATATAGCCGTTTGCAGAATTACGACTTTCTGTTCACGAGCGAGCCGGGACGATGCAGGGTTATCGAGGTGTGGCGCAAGGAACAGAAACCACGTTGGCGATGCCACGACTACCAAAATGGCGACATCTTCAAGATTGATGTTGAGGACTACCAAAGGTGTGTTGTTGCCGAGAACGAGGAGCGTATAAGAATGGCAAAGGCTGTCGGTATGCCCGAGGATGAAGTGCCATTGATTAAAGCCACTTGGTTTGTCGATGATTATTGGTATTTCTACTATCTGTCCCCATTCGGAGACATCTTGAAAGAGGGTGAAACACCATACGAACACGACAGCCACCCTTACGTATTCAAGGCATATCCGTTCATTGACGGTGAGATACATTCATTTGTGGCTGACGTAATCGACCAACAGCGATACACCAACCGACTGATTACATTGTACGATTGGATAATGCGTGCAAGTGCTAAAGGTGTGCTGATGATGCCCGAGGATTGTTTGCCGGACGGTGTCAGCCTTGACGATATTGCCGAGAGTTGGACCGAGTTTAACGGTGTCATTGTCTATAAGCCGAGCAAAAGCGGTAGAGTGCCGGAACAGGTTGCCAACAATTCGACAAACATCGGTATTGCCGAGTTGCTGAATATGCAGTTGAAGTTCTTTGAGGACATATCGGGTGTTACAGGTGCATTGCAAGGCAAGCCCGGATTTTCGGGCGAGAGTGCTGCGCATTACCAACAGCAGACACAGAACGCCACCACTACATTGCTTGACCTGTTGGAGTGCTTCAGCGGCTTTGTTGTGGACGGAGCGTACAAGGATGTCAAGAATATGCAGCAGTTCTATGACAGCAAGAGAGTATTCAACATTGCTGGCAAGAGCGGCGCACAAATCGAGTACGACCCGAAGAAGATACGAGACGTAGAGTTCGATTTGAGCATTACAGAAAGCACAACAACACCTGCATACAGGCATCTTGCCAACGATATACTGTTGCAGTTGTGGCAATCGCAGGCAATCAGCGTAGAGCAGTTGCTTGAACACGGAGACTTCCCATTTGCTGATGAATTGTTGCAGAGCATCAAATCGCAGAAAGAGCAGTTAGAGCAGGGCAAAGTTCCTGACGGTCTTTCTCCCGAACTGATGGCGAAAGCACAGCAGGGAGCCAATATGCAAGCCGTAGGAAGATTGCACAGCGCAATAGCAGCATAAAACAGAGGGCGTATAGAAAACCAATCTATACGCCCTCTTTGTTTACTTCTTGGTGAACATTTCTTCTACGATTTCAACTAAATGTTCCTCGGTAATCTCTGTTATACCGACTTCCTCCATCTTAACCGCATCGCCCCAAAAGCCATTTTTATTGCCGATTGTTCCCTTTGCATTGTCTGTGGCATTGGGATTGTTGGTTAGCGTTGCTATACCGTCAATGTTTCCGTACCTGCCCATTCTTCTTTGATTTAGCGATTGCTTCCAACCAAGAGTAATACTGCTTACGCTTCTTCGCTATAACGGCAGGATGGAGTTCGCCCATTCCGTTGCGGTACGGAGTACAGTAGAAACACTCCACTTCGAGGTCTCTCACGAATGTGTTGTAGTTGATGTAGTGCTTCTGCTTGAGTTTGCGGAAATTGTTTCTATCCATAATGACAAGTTGTCCGCTTGTACCACTTGTAGGCATTACGTAGTAACGCTGTCCGTTCTCACTGTGCGCCTTGTCCGCTTTTCTCACTGCCTCACGCAAACGAAGAGAGGCTTTGATTTTCTTAAAAATGTTCATTGTACTGTTGTTATTTAGTTAAACTTATATTGTTGCGGCAGATACCGCCTTTCTCTTCTTGGTTATAAACCTACCCACACGAGGAACAAACCTCGGCAATTCCATTTCAAAGAAACAGATGTGCAGACCTATTGCACGTGTCATCAGCAAGTCATCGTGTTTTCCTGTAATTGCTCCGAATGCTCCGTTCGGTTTCTTCTCATAGCACAGGTATTCGTCCAGGCATCGTGCATCACGTTCGGTATATAGGTTTTCACGAATTACCTTTACGAGTGTGGATATAATCATTGGTTTTGTGGCAATGTTGGTGTGGAAGCCATAATTCTTTGGCAAGCCCTCACGTATTGCCTCCTCCGACTGCTTGCGTGCATAGAGGTTGGGATAAATATCCTTAATCTGATTGAGGATAAACTGTGATTGGTCGCCGTCCACCTCTCTTTCCTTATCGTGTGTTTCAAGCGTGTTGCTCTCTATCACAAGCAGGGAGTTGTCATAGAACGCTGCTATCTGTGCCGCTTTCCACGCCAACAAGTCAATGTCTATGTGTCCGTACCATTGTGCCACAACGGTAGGTTTTCCACCCTCTGCCATAAACAGACGGTCGAGAACGAGGATAACAGAGAAGTCGGCTTTGTTGGAACGTCCTCCGACATCGACTATCGTAACGTATCTGTCTGTTACAATCTCTTTATCGTCAATCTCGGGCATTTCCCAAATGTGCAGCAAGCCCTGTTTATCTTCGGTGAAGCGTAGATTTTTCAAAGCATTCTTGCCCTCATCTTCATCGGCATACACCTCACCAATGTAGCGAGGTGGGCGACACGATGGGCGCAGCTTCTCGACCTTGTATTTGTCGAACACTCTTGCTCCCGAATGTACGAAAGCCTCAACATCATCAGACGGGAACTCTGCCGCCATCAGTCCGTGGTCGGTGTACTTCGCACGCTCCTGTATGTACCAATTTATTGCTTCGAGGGTTGCGCCCTGCTCCCAAAGCCACCACAGATATTTTCCGCTCTCCTCACGTACTGACGGAACATTGTCGTTCTCACGGTTGGCATAGAGCATCTGTGCGAATATCTCCACATCGTCAATGGGTAGAGAATACTGCTCAATGTCGAACCACGAAACGAACATTGCTTCAAACTGTGATTCTCCGCTCTTGGCATCGTCATACTCCTTTTGGAAGAAGTTGCCTGTACCATTAGCGGTACTCTCATATACAATCATCGTGTAAGGACGGAGCAATACACCCGAGCAGGCAGAGCGCACAATATCTTCGGGCTTCTTGCCCTCTGTCGCTTTCCATAGTCCGACCTCGGAAAGATGCACGAGGTTGTAATCACCACCACGACAAGAGTCCGGGCGTTCTGCTGTACCAATCTTGATTTTGCAGTTACGCTGTGGTACACGATGAATACTGCCCGACTTACCCACGCCGACCAATTTAGGCTCATTCTCATTGTATGCCTCGCCCAACTTGTGCAGCATTTCCACAGGATAGTTCTTAATCATACGGTCGAACATATCCTTGATTTCGTCAGAGCCTGCACCTTGATGTGCAATGATAAGCGAGTTCAAACCGACCTTGTGAACGAGTTGCAACCACGCCATATACAACTGCGATGTGGTAGAGCCGCCCCATTGTCGAGCCTTCAAGAGAACAATACGAATGGGCTTGTTTGCCTTACGGCGTTTTTCCAAACGTGCAATAAACCTACGTTGAGGACGTGTGAGGCGAAACAATACATCTTCGCCACCACCTTTGTTCTTGATATAGACAAACGTTGCTGCCCAAAAGGGAAAGTCGTGTTTGTTTCTGATGCGTACAAACTGACTGATAACTTTTAGTCGGTCGCTTTCGTAGTCCTCCTCTTCATTAGCCCCGATTTCCTGCAAGAACTTTTCAATGGAGCCGCATTCCGCAAGTTGCCGTACAAGCGGCACTTTCATCATTTCAACAGGCAGGTATTGTGTGCGTATGGGGAAGTCCTCAATAACCACCTTTACACGCTCACCGACCGAGCCGAAACCGCTGATTGGGTCGAAACGTGCGTACACCTCCGCATTACGGCGGTTGTTCTCTTCGATTATATTGCGTATTGCGGTGTTCATATCAGCCAATCTTTACAGGTTTGTTCAACAATGCCACCGCCCCACCTGCCATATAGCAGTACAGGTGTACCAACGCATTGGTGTTGGGGAAAAGGAAGCCTGCCACAAGGTATGCAAGCATCCATAACTGATAATATGCTTTACGCTGTACCTCGAAAGAGATAGAGCCGAAGAGTGCAAACACAACGCCCGACAAACCAACGGTAGGAATGCCGGACAGACAAAATGACGGAATAGTTACAGCGATAATATATGAAAGGAAAAACCGCCATAGCGATATGTCGTAGATGAATATAACAGAGAGCAGACACCACGCATTCAATGTGGCGTGCAATACATTAGCGTGATAAAAAGGATAGAGCATACGACAGCCGAGTCCGCACCCTGTATAGATGCCGACCTCATACCAATCCGTCATATCCTGTAAAGAGAGACAGAACACGAGGATTGATACTAATAGCGACATAGCCTTAGCTGCTTTCTTCTTATCCATTCTTTCCTCGCTTTACAAACCATAATTTTGGCACTGCCGGGTGTGAGATAGAATTTCGGTGCAGGTTGAATGACTACCATTGCACATAGTTCAGAGGTAGTTTTATCGGGATGTTTCTCACGCATTATGGCTACACGGCGGTAGATTTCTTCGTACATCTCACGTTTGGAAGCACACATCTTATCCAAACGTGCCTCTCCTCTCATCATTGCAGAAATGACAAGAGCAGCACGAATGTCACTCACCCAAAAACGGCGTGATGGCATATTGACAATATTGTTGTACACATCCGGCATACGGATATAGTCGCACGATTGAATATATTCATCGTACGCCCTCATCAAGTCGTCTGAACGCTCTTGTGAGTACTCCATCAATGCGCCTTTATGCTTCATTTCCTAACTCGTTGCCGACCTATTTGTGTTCCAAAGTTACACATTGGAGCGTAAAAAGATAAACATAACAAGCGTTTATTTCGGGTTATTTTTGCTTCACAGTTTCGTACAACATCTAAATATTTACAGTATATGTCTAAGAATACGGAAGTTAAAAGCAATCGAGACCGATACACGGAACGATTGAAAGCGAAGTATCCCGACAAGGAATTTGCCGATGATGAGGCGTTATTCGGTCAAATCAATGACGATTACGACAGTTACGACAATGAATTATCGGGTTATCGTGAGCGAGAAAAAGCCCTTTCAGACCTCTTCGCAAGCAATCCACGCAGTGCAGCTTTCCTTACCGATTGGCGAAAGGGTGAAGACCCAATCATCGGAATGGTGCGCAAGTTCGGCGATGACTTCAAGGCAGCACTTGAAGACCCCGAGAAGCAGGAAGCACTTGCCGCAGCCAACAAGGAGTTTGCAGAGCGTATTGCCAAAGAGGAGCAGTATGAGGGCGAGTACCAAACCAACATCAATGAGACCCTAACCACACTCGAAGCGATGCAACAGGAAGATGGCTTGTCGGATGAGGACATCGACAACGCTATGGAGTTCCTTTTGGGTATCGTACGTGACGGCATTATGGGCAAGTTCACACGTGAGAGTGTGCATATGGCACTAAAAGCCATTAAGCACGACAGCGATGTAGAACAGGCAGACCGTGAGGGCGAAGTTCGAGGACGCAACACCAAGATTGAAGAGAAGTTGCGCAAGGGTGGCAAGAGTGACGGCACAGCCAACCTCGGCAGCAAGAACGGAGGCGGCAAGGGTGCATCACGAGAAATGCCCGATTTAGGAGCCATTGACCAGAACTACGGCACTCAAAACATTTGGGAACGTGGTGGAGAGAAACGCAGACCAAACAAGTAACAGTCAATTTTATTTATTCACCTTTCAAAAATTTACAGCAATGAAGAAAGCAACAAGTTTTCTGTGTCGCATCTTGCTAATGACATTAGCATTTGTGACGGTCGCATCGGGCGGTGTCTTTATGGCTAACGCCTCCGAACTCCCCGATGCAGGTAAGACAGTAGCCGGTGCTGATGGCACAGGCGGAACGGACGGTATCGCAACGGAGACCGTAGGTAGAACTGAGGGCGACCCAAATTTTTATTTGAGCGATGTGGACAAACGCATCGTGAAGATACGCCCGATGGCAACCCCTATCGACCAAATCAGCCGTTATGCGAAGTCGAGCAGCACGAACTCGTTCGAGGTCAAGTATTACAGCGTAGGCACAAGAGAAATCAAGTGCAGCACAAGTGCAAAGGTTACTGCAATGGTATCGGGCGCAAGTGTGTCGCTTCCTGTGGACGACCTCAATATGTTCACTTTGGACGATACTATCCGCGTAGTAGGTGTACCTGCCAAGACTAAACCCGATGGAACGGCGTACACTGCCGAAGACAGCCTCATCCCCGACCTTGTATTGTGTGTATGCGGTAAAGACAGCACAACCAACCTGCCTACCGTCTATGCAGTAAACGGTACGATGGACAGCTCTACCAAGCAGCCTATCCTTGTACCCGAAATTCCACAGGGAACTACCCTTGTACGTATGGGTAAGGCTTGCGGTGAGTTGGACGTACAGACAGGACGTTTCAACAACATTCCTATGCCGGAGACACAGTACTGCCAAAACTTTATGATACAGGTTGAGCAGTCCACCTTCGACAAGATTGCAGCCAAGGAAGTAAATTGGAATTTCTCTGACATTGAGGAGGACGGCGTATATGATATGCGTCTTGCTATGGAGAATACCTATCTGTTCGGTGTTAAGAACGTCATCAAGCATATTGCCAAGGACGGTATGAACACTTGGTTTACAGGTGGTATTTGGTGGATGGCAGGTAAGGACATCGAGGTTGGTGAGTGGGACGACGAAAAGAAGTGTGCCGTTATCACCGATGAGAACCTCGTGGATATTACCAAAGACCTCTTTGTCGGTACAGGTATCGGTAACAAGCGTAAAATTCTTTTCTGCGGTAGCGATATGCTCTCTGCATTCTCAAAGATTAAGAGTGAGAAGTTCCGTCTGAAAGACACCGTAGAGGTTTGGAACTTGAAGTTCAAGTCTTGGGATACCGACTTCGGTGAGGTTCTCACTATTCATCACGAGTTGTTTGATGTGAACGGTATGAGCGATTGCGGTTTTGCAATGGACCCCGAATACTTGTCAAAGAAGACTCATATCTCTTGGGCAAGAAACGTACTCGACTTGCAGAAGGCAGGTATTCGCCGTACAGATGCCGTAGTTATTCAGGAGGTAAGTTGCTTGTACTTGCGCTATGCAAAGGCACACGCACGTATGAAACTTGCCAAAGCACCTACCGCATAAACGAGAATAACAGAAACTAAAAGTTCAACCGAGGGATGGGCGTAGTCCCGTCCCTTTTTTAATTTTCCAAAGTATATGATTAAGACCTACAAAGCGAACACCAACGTCAGCATCAACGTGGTGCTTCCAAGCAAGAAGAACTTGCACATTTCGTTCGTTCCCCTGTCAAACGGCAGCAGTACATTCACGACCGACAACGAGGAGATTATGAACGCCATTGAGTGCCATTACAATTTTGGCAAGTTGTTCCGTCTCCACAGCGTACAGGGAGAAAGCAAGAAGAAAGCAACAAAGGCTGTGGAAATGCCTGCAAAGAAAGAGGAGAAAGCAGAGGACAAGCCTGCCGACAATACCTCAACCGAGGGTGCAGACACCGATACTGAATTGAAGCAGGTAACTGTCAGCGACCTTGCCGCCGCCAAAGATTACCTTGCAGACAAATTCGGCATCAGCCGTACCACTTTGCGTAGCAAGAAAGCCATTGTCGAGCAGGCAGCCGCTAATGGTATCGAGTTCGTTGGATTGTCATAAAGAGTAATGAGGTATGACAGTCTATCCACTTGATAAGATTGCGGAAGATGTTCGCATAGCACTTGACCAAAATATGTCGAGTGATGCGCTGACAGAAATCGGCGATGTGGACACCCTTGCCCTCAATGACATCATCAAGTCGAAGATTGTTGAGGCTGTCAAGCGCATACACAGCGAAGCACCCCCTCACTTACTTGACGGAGGTCATAATTTCGGCGATGCCGTGTATTGGATGGAACACGAAAGCGGTTGGGTACTCTTGCCGGAGGACTTTATGCGCTTTGTGGTGTTCGAGATGGACGATTGGGCGAGACCTGTTTTCACCTGTTCCAACACGGACGACCCCGAATATGAGAAGCAACATTCACGCTTCAAAGGCATACGAGGCACGGCGCAACGCCCTGTCTGTTTCGTTTCGATACGTCCAGAGGGACGTGTGTTGGAGTTCTATTCCTGCAAGAGCGAGGAGGCAATGGTAAGCCGTGCCGTATATCTTCCCTATCCAAAAGTGGACGAATACGGTGCTATCGAGATTTGTCAGCGATGTTACGATGCAGTGGTTTACACCACAGCAGCATTAGTGTTAATCACGTTCGGCGACACGGAGCGAAGCAACGTGTTGAACGAATTGGCTAAATCAACTTTAATATGAGTTCAATAAAGACGACACAGATTGACGGTGATGTTTCCGTTGGTCGCAACGTGGCTGTTGGTGGCAGAGTAACCGTTCAAGGCAGTTCCCAATTCAAGGGAAGTGTAAAGATTGAGGGTTGGCTTGATGCCAAGAACATCAAAGGAGCGAACAAAGGTATCTTCACTTCGATAGAGAAATTGAAAGCCGCCTATCCATTGCCTCACGATGGTTGGTGGGCTATTGTTGGACAATCGCTTCCCGGTCCTATCTATGTTGGTGACGGTGGCGAATGGGTTGCAACAGGTGAGGTCGGCGGTAATCCTACCGTTGATAGCGAGCAGTACAATGAAGCGGTAGCCGAGTTGCAGGGCGACATTGCCTTGATGAAACAAGACATTACGGACATTGAGGAAAAGAACAAGGCGCAGGACACCCAACTAACGTCACAGGGCAACAACATCAACGCCATTCAAACCCAAGTGAACACCGTACAGACGACAGCTAACGAAGCCAAGACAAAGGCTAATTCGGTTGGCTCGGAACTGACTACGTTCAAGAACAGCAAAGGTAGTGCAGATGGTATCGCTCCGCTTGGCAGTGATGGAAAAGTCCCTGCAACATACTTGCCGGGCTTTGTCGATGATGTTATTGAGTTTGCTGATACTGCACAGAACATAACTGCACAGCAAGCAAGCACAACAGCAAAATCAACAGACAAAAACTGTTCTGTCATATATGACAAGAGTAATAACGTATTCGTCCTTTGCATATTGGATACGAACTCTCTTGTGTTCACATTCTACAACGATTGGCTTGATGCAGACACTTGGGGTAAAATGGAAACTATCTATGGTCGCACTCCCGATGCAGGTAAAGTGTACGTTGATAAGTCAAAGAACATTACCTACCGTTGGAGTGGCAGCACACTTGTAGCCATTGGCTCTGACCTTGCATTGGGTTATACCGATAGTTCTGCATTCCCGGGCAGTGAGGGTAAGCAGTTGCAGGAGGATATGAATAAGGCAAAGCAAGACCTTGCCAATTTAGCACTTGCTAACAGCGAAGATACCAAGCAGATTGTAGCCCGAAGCGTAGTCAATGTAAACGAGTTGTTTGAGATGCAAGGCAGAGAGATTACATTTGCCGTAGCACTTGACCGTGTAGCAACATCTACAAATAGTAACCTTATTATGATACCGGGTGTTGTGCTTACGTTCCTTACTGAAAACGGTTGGCAGTCGAAGCAGTGGACTAATACAGCAGATTGGGCAACCGAAAGCAATTGGACTGACTTCGGTGCTAATGGAGAGAGCATTGGCAATACTATCAATGTAAATGCCCTTTGCGATAACATTGAATACTCTTTGAGTACCGCAATACAGGCTGTGCAGACACTTGAAAAAGAAAGCGGACTATCCTACTTCAAGAGCGGCGTTGTGCTGACATTCAAGACCGCAGACACCGACCTCAACGGCGCACCTGTATGGCTTGCATATCAGTTCACACGAGAGGTAGCCGACATCAACCCTGCCGATGAAAAGCCTTGGGTTGCTTTCGGTGGCGGTGGTAGCGGAAAAGTTGAGACCGCAGACGTTCCCGAGAAAGGCGGCAAGCAAGCCCTTTCAACAGGCGGTGCATACGAAATGCAGGAGAAAGCCATCGGCGGTTTTGACGAGGAGAGCGATGAGGACTACATCTATTACAAGGCTGTAAACCTCAACGGCGCACAACTTCCCGATGTGCAAATCAAGATACCGAAGAATACAGGAGGTGGCGGTTCGAGCGAGGACAGCACCCTGTCTATCTACTTTGAAGAAGCTGCACCTACCGTAGCATACGGCTCGGACATCATCGTAAATGTTGCCTTGCGTAGTGTAAGTTACCCGGACGGAAACGAGGTATTGGGTGTTATCCGTAGCCTCGCTATCGTTGATGCAAGTACAGGTTTGACACTGTTCAGCGAGAGTATGAACGAGGTCGGTTCGGCAAGTGCCACCGATTACAAGTTCGCCCTTGACTTCACAGAGTATTTCAGCAGTGCTGCATCAAAGAGTTTCTTTGTACAGGCAACCGATGCGGACGGAAACAGCAAGAAGAAAGCCATTACCATTGTGGCGGTCGATGTTACCGTTGAGCAGCCTATGGCACTCAACTACACAAGCAGCACGGCATTGACCGTAGGCGGTGGAGCAAAGAGTATCGGACAGTTCTATAAGTTCCCGAATAACTCTTCATCTATCCTTGCCGTAGTGGAAATGCTCTATAATGGCGAGTGGAAGAAGTTGGGCGAAGCAACCGTAAGCGACAGTTACACCAAGAGTATTTCTGTCAATCCAAGCAATGTGTTCGGAGGTGGCGAAAGACTTTTGCACGGTGCATACCCTGTACGTCTTTACGGTATTGAAACCAAGTCGGGAGTAAGAGGTAACACCATCTATTCGGCTATTATGTGCGTTGATGCCGACAACACGACACCGATTGTTGCTATCCGCTTCAACGACACCAATAACGGCTCGTTGCGCCTGTATGACAACTTGACCGTTGAAGTTGCCGCATACACTTCGGGCAAGACCGAGACACCTATTAGGGTGTATTATGGCGATGAACTTGTAACCTCCGTTGAGGCTATGATTGCCGAGACTATCAAGGTAAACAAGCAGATACAGGGCTACCGTACTGACGGAACACAGCAAATCATCGTACACGCAGAGAGTGGTCTTTCAATAACCAATCCAATAGAGGTCACTGTATCGGGCAGTGCCATTGGTGCCGTAATCAAAGACGGTGCTTTGTTCGGCTTTGACTTTGCAAGCCGTAGCAACAGCGAGAGCGACCATACCATTAAGAACAATGGCGTGGAAATGGTTGTAAAAGGCTCGAACTATTCAAGCAACGGTTTCGTGGACTACCTCGGTGAGCGTTGTTTGCGTATTGCAGAGAATGTAACGGCAGAGATTGTCGGCTATAACCCATACGGCAATTCAGCCACAGAACGCACGACAGGTAATGCCATTCAGTTTGCCTTTGCCACAAAGAACATCAAGGAGGCAAGTGCCAAACTCATTGAGTGCTACGACCCCGATAGCGGTGTAGGTTTCTATTTGTGCGGCAATAAGGCTGCTATCTACTGCAAGACAGGACAGCCTACATTGGTAGAGCGTTCGTTCAAGTGTGCCGAGAAACACACAATGGCGGTAGTCGTTGAGCCGTCCACCATCTATGTAACACGTGGTGGCAGCAACTACTCGTGCATCAAACTGTACTTGGACGGTGAGGAGGTGGGCTGTATCGGTTACATCAGCAATAGCGGTGCTATCCTCAACAGCAAGACAATCACATTCAATGGAACAGAGGGCGATTTGTATCTGTACTATTTCCTTGCCTACGACAGCCATTATGAGTGGGCACAGGCATTTCAGAACTACTTGTGCAAATTGACCAATACCCCTGCTATGATTGCGGAGTACGAGAAAGAGGATGTGCTTGACACGCAGAACCGCCCGACACTTGAAAAACTGAAAGAGAAAGGTATCCCGTACTATGTCGTAGTACAGGAGCAATCCACCTTTGACACGTTTGACGGCGATATTGACACAAGCAAGAAGTTTGAGTGTACGCTGTACTACTACCACCCGACAATGCCTTGGCGCAGCTTTAAGGCAGTAAAAGTTCAGTGGCGCAGACAGGGTACGACTTCGGCAAAACGTCCTATCAAGAATGACCGCTTCTACTTGCGCAAGAATGAGGGCTGGGAAGTAACACCAATCTACCCGGACTACACCAACGAGGATGCGTTGATTTCATACGAGTTGATGAAACTCGGCTATGTGCGTGTAGGCGAAAACTCAATTCCTGTAAGCATCATCACCGTAAAGGTGGACTATTCGGACAGCTCGGGTGTAAACGACTGCGGTGTTTGTGACTTGATGAACGCTACTTATCGTGCGCTCGGCAGCAACTATCTGACCCCTGCACAGCGAGCCTTTGACGGCACTTGGGAGAAGAAAGGAGTAAGGCTGACAGGCTTACAAATGAACCACTCAACCGCCAACCACCCGATTGCGGCATTCCGTTCGACAATGGAGAGCCTTACCGATGCTTGGTTTCACGCAAAGGGCAATTGGAAAGAGGATAAGAACGAACAGGTGGCACTTGGTTTCCTCGATACACCCGGCTACAACTTAGGCTGTGTGAACTATGGCGATTTCATTGAGTATTTCGGTAAGGAGGGCGAAACACTTGACCAAATCGAAATGCGCTTCAAGAATGACAGCACTACCGACAAGAGCCAACTTTACCTGTTGTCGCTCTACTGTGGCGAGAACTACCGCTTTATGGCATACGAGAGCGGAGCGTGGACGGCACAGAAAGGCGAAATGAAGCAGGTAAACGGCAAGTGGCAGATTACAGGTAAGGTGCTCAACCCTGTGAGCGGTTACGAGTTGTTGAGTTATGACGGCTTGAATTGGTGGCAGGGAGTTGGTAGCATTGCCGATATGATGGAGCCGACCACCGCCGAAGCCTCTTGGGTTACCAAACTGAAACTCGGACAGCCTACATATCCGATGTGGACACGCTACTTCGAGTGTATGATTGACGATGACCAACTGCAAGAGGACTTGGCAATGGGACGCAAAGTTCCATACGACCTGTATCAGATGTTGGTGTTCTGTAACAGTTGCGACTATTCAAAGGCTGAACTTGCTGACACTTGGCAGAACATTTGGAAAACTCAGATGTGGAAGTATGCCAATCCGTACTCACTTGTGGCGTACTACCTCTTTACAGACTACCTCGCAGCCGTTGACCAACAGGCGAAGAATATGCAGCCTATGTGGTTCTTGGAGGACGGATGTAGTGTGAAAGACGGTGTATATAGCGGTGCGAACGGTATGAACGCACGCCGTATGTACTGTAATAAGGTGTATGACTGTGATACCTGTAACGGAAAGGACAATGACGGTGGACAGACCATTGACCCCGAAGTTGACCCGGGCGACTTGACAAGCAGCGCATACGCAGGACGTGGCTCTGTGCTTTGGAACAACATCAGAGGACAGCAGACAATGGAGGTTGACCAAAACGGCAATACCATTACCCTGTTGGCTATCGCTGACACTATGCGTTCATTGCCGGACACACTCGGCATTGGTGCAGGACCATTCTCGCCAAAGGGTGCTTTACACTACTTTGTTGATGAGCGTCTGAAGAAGTGGCCAAAGGTTGTTTCAAGTTTTGACGGAGAGCGTAAGTACATCAAGTACACAGGTTATAGCGACATCTATTTCTACGCTCTGCAAGGTCTTGGATTGACCTCTCTTCCTGCGTTCATTGAACAGCGTTGGCGCATCAGAGACGGTTACTACCGTTGTGGCGACTTCAAGGCTGAAAGCGGTTATATCGGCGGTCGTATTGGTGCAAAGGACGGTGCAGTTATCCGTTTCAAAGCAGCCAAGACAGGTTATTTCGGTATCGGTAACGATAGCGGTAACATTACCGAGGGTATCTACCTGCAAGCAGGCGAAGAGGGCGTGTTCAGCAACTTCCAACACGGTGAGAACATTATGCTCTACATATACCAGGCAGACCGTATGAGTATGCTTGACTTGAGCGAAGTGAGCATCGACCCACAGTTCGGTAACACCTTGTCGAAAATGGCACTCTTGCAGGAGTTGTATTTGGGTAGCGAGACACACGGAGATTGGACAATGTCGCCCGGTAACACAGGCTATATGACCAATCTTGATTTGGGCGATATGCCGTTCTTGCGTATTCTTGATGTGCGCAATACCGAGGTGCAGACGATGAACGCATCGAAGTGTCCTCGCTTGGTATCGGTATATGCAGAAAGCACCTCGCTTTCTACCATTACCCTTGCCGAGACATCGCCTATCAAGGAACTGACACTGCCCAACACGATGACCGAAATTGTGTTGAACAACCTGCCAAGCCTTACCTATCCGGGCGGTTTGAAGATTGCAGGTATGGGCAAGGTTGCAAAGGTATTTGTGAACAACTGTTCTCACGTTGATACAATGAGCCTGTTGGAACAGATTACCACCGCAAGTGCGTTGAAAACCGTTCGTATTCCTAACGTGAACGTGTCGGCAAGCGTTGATATGCTCCGTGCTGTCAAGGATAGCGGTGCAATCGGTCTTGATGCCAACGGCAATGCCTACGATGAGAGCGGACAGTGTAGCGGTATCACAGGACGATGGATATTGACCGAACTTATTGAGGAAAGCGAAGTAGCAGCTTTGCAGGACTACTTCAAGGAGTTGAGCATCTACAACGCCCAATTCTCGCAGGTTATCTTTAATGACGAGGAAGAGGATTGCTACAACATCACGAATGTGGATAACAAGACAGGTTACCTGTATGGCAACAAGTACGAGAAGAGCGGACACTTTGCACGTATAGAGGCAGAGAGCCACGCCTACCGTGCCATCTATGATGCAAGTGCAGGAGCGATGAAATGCCGTCAGTTGAGCGATGCCGACTACAATTATTTTGCAGACGGTACGCAACTTGACTTGAGCGATACATCGGGCGAGGGCTTTGATATTATGAAGCGTTTGAAACCTTATTGGTATAAGGGTGTGAATGACTACAAAAATCAGCAGAAGCACTTCTTCGCCTCATCGCAAGAGAATGAGCCTATGAGTACCGCCAACAAGATAACCCGAAAGAAACTGAGCGAAATTCTGTTGCAGGAACTATCATCTGTGTTCGTGTCGGGCAACAGTGTGGGCAGTCCGTTGGTGATTACCGAGAACGCCAACCACAACACCTATTCGATGGATGTTGAGGGTATGAAGCAGGTACGCTTCCCCGGTGTCAATTCGAGTGCGGTCGGTGGTGCTTTCGTGGATGAAAACGACAATGTGGTATCGTTGTTCAATATGTACGTTACACATTCTCTGTTTGACTTCACACCGGGTGAATACATCTTCTGTGATGTTCCGCAGGGTGCTAAACGCTTTGTGTTCTCTTCACAGACAGGCTTGGATGATATTGAGACAATCGCCGTAGATAGCAATGCCATTGAAGCCATTGAGCCTGATTGGGTGCATACTCCCGACCGTCTCATCGGTGTATATGGTGCATCTGTGGACGGACTTATGCGCTTGCGCTCTATCAGCGGTGTAAAATCGCAGGTAGGTACAGGAGCCGCCACAAATACCGAATGGACTTACGATGAGAACGGAAAGGTAACCAATGTCACTGCGCCCAATGTAAAGGGCTTTTCTTGCAAGGACTTTATGAACCTTGCTATGTTCCGCAGGAACGGCTATCAAGCCATTGACTACGAAATGAGCAAGGACGTTGCCAACCTTGTTATGGCATTGATTGGTACACGTGATATTCAAGCATACGCAGGCTATGGTTGTAGCGCAGGTTATACGACAGGTGCGAACTCGCTGAACACCTATGGTAATCAGACACGTAAGTATTCGGGTAGCAATATCGGTAACTTGATATTCGGTTTACAGAACTTCGTAGGCTGTAACTATGAGTGGACTGATAATGTCGCTGTGAACGTGGTATCGTACAAATCGTTTTTGAAGAACAAAGGCGTTGCCATTGCCGCCGATGTGATTGATAGAGTTTGGCATATCTACGACCCTGCCACCGATACGGAACGCAAGGTACAGGCTTGTGCCGCTTCAACTACTCACTACACTATCGGTCGTGTCCGCTTCGGTCGCTACTGCGACTATATTGCATCGAGAATGACTACCGATAATTCTGCATACAACCAATGGTATAGCGATAGTTACTACTATTCGGGTGAAAAAGCCCGTGTGGTTGGTCGTGGTGGTGTCAATGCGGGTGCGTACTTCGGTCTCGTTTATGCGAGCGCGGTTTACGCATCTTCGAGCTCGATCGCGTACTACGGCTCTCGGCTCGCCTTCATCGGAAAAATCGAAATTGAGTAAAGCGATGGAAGCGAAAAGAACGAAACACGTCAGAGTGAGAGACCCTGTTTAGGGGTCTGCTCACTCTTGCCTGTTACCGCCCGACAAAGGGCGGCGAGAAAAGAAATGAAAGTTTAACGGCAGTCGCAAGACTGCAAAAAAGGTAGAGTGTCTCCATAGCCGTGTGGTTGGTCGTGGTGGTAACAATGCGAATGCGAACTACGGTCTCGTTTATGCGAACGCGAATAACGCATCTTCGAACTCGAACACGAACTACGGCTCTCGGCTCACAATCAAAGCAAATAAACGTGGGTGTTGTTCGCCACGCTTATATATAATCGTTCTAACTGCACGGCTACGTGTAGCCATCGCAGGGAGCGAGAGACACGAGCCTCGGCAACCCTCTCCGCAAGGAAGAAAGCCGGAACATAACTGAGTGCCTTGAAGGCATAGAACAGAAATATGGAGAAAGTGAAGTTCCCTCTTAACAATCTGATGAGCGAGATTGCCACGAGGGAGAATGTAGAAGAAGCCTTTGACTACGTTGTCAGCCACCTTGAATGTAAGGAACAGCGTGAGAAATACTACCCTCAACGAGAGAAGATGTGTAGCAGGTTGCTGAAAGACTTGGCAAACGGTACATTCCGTATTACCGAGTTCAACGAAATGGAGGTCAAAGATGGTCCGAAAGTAAGGCGAGTGCAAGCCCCACGAGTGTATGGGCGTATAGGTTGCCACGCCATTATGGTAATTGTTGAGAAATACACTTACCCTACGCTCATCAAGAACACGGCGGCAAGTATTCCCGGACGTGGTATGCATTGGCTACATCACATTGTTGAAGCCGATGTAAAGAGCGTGCCGGAACAGACACCATTCTACTATCAGTGCGATATACACCACTACTACGATAGTATTGAGCAGTGGAGAATGAAAGCATTGATAAGAGAATACATCAGCGACCCTGTGCTGTTGCCGATACTTGACAACTTTATCGAACTATTGCCCGAGGGTTTATCAAAGGGACTACGTTCCTCGCAATGCTTCGCCAACCTGTTCCTATCGAGGTTAGACCACCTTATGACATCAGAGGTGGCATCATACGAGTTGGAGCAGAAAGACGGCACATTTGAAGTGCGCTATCTGTATTACCGCTATTGCGATGACATTGTAATGTTGGCAAGCAGCAAAAAGGAACTATGGCGATTGAGGGACATTCTTGTAGCCCACGTTGAAAGCATCGGATTGAGAGTGAAGCCCAACGAGGCTGTGCGCCCTCTTGAAGAATGCGGACTTGACTACCTCGGCTATGTGGACTATCGCACACATTCGCTGATACGAAAGCGAACGAAACAGAAAGCAGCCCGACACTTGGCCAAGGTGAAATCGAGAAAGCGCAGGCAATCCATTATCGGCTCATTCAAAGGAATGGCGTGCCACGCTGATTGCAAACATTTGTATTATAAACTAACAGGAAAGAAAATGAAAAAGTTTGGAGAATTGGGTGTAACCTACACCCCGAAAGACGGAAAGAAAAGATTTCCGGGTAACACAGTAAGACTTGCAGCTATACAGAACATACCCATAGAGATACACGACTATCAGACGGATATGAAAACACCTCACGGCGATGGTCGCTATCTTGTTTCGTTCAAAGACAAGCAGACCGAACAATGGGGCAAGTTCTTTACCGCCTCGGAGGAAATGAAGAATATCCTTGACCAGATAAGCGACATTGAGGACGGTTTCCCATTTGAGACCAAAATTACAAGTGAGCGTTTTGACGGTAACAAAGTGAAGTACAGTTTCACATAGCGGAAGCGTAACAAGATAAACAACTGAAAAAAGGCGGAGCAAGTATTTTTGTAGAAACTAATTAGTGCATCGCAATGGAAAAAAGATACGGAGCCACCGAGAGGCACGACCGCCTAATGAAAATCGGTCGCAATAAATGGGAACTGATATACGGTTACGGCACAGATGGCGTGTCGGGTTGGACTTATAGGGAGCGTTTCACACGTAAGCCTACACAGGATGAGATAAAGGAGATTATCATCGCCCAAATCAACCGCAATGTGGAGGAAAAGATATTGTGCGGCTTGGTGTGGAAAGATATGCCTATATGGCTATCCACAGAAAACCAATTTAATTACAAGGCAGCTTATGACTTGGCTGTGCAGACAGGCGGACAATCGTTGCCTGTGAAGTTCAAGTTCGGCACAGACGAGCAGCCTGTGTATCACACGTTCACTACGCTTGATGATTTGCAGGAGTTCTATATGACATCGTTGGCGTTCGTTCAGCAGGTGCTTGATGAGGGTTGGCAGGAAAAGGACAACCTCGATTTGAGTGTATTTAACCAATAACAGATACGTTTTATGAAGAAACTTATTGAATGGCTGAAAACGAGCAGCAGATGGGAACACCTTTTAGGAGGTATGTGTATCGGCATAGGTGCTAACAGTTGGTATTGTGCCGGGTATGCAGGTTTGGTTGCCGCAGGTGCTTTGGAGTACAAAGACAAGGCGCACGGCGGTGAATGGGATTGGATAGACTTTGGACTGACAGCAGTCGGAGCATTTGTAGGACACACTATAAGGGCAGTGCTATGAACGAGGTACAAGGTGTAACACAGATTGCCGAGGGTATCAGTAACTTCGGTGTAATGGTGGTTATATGCTCCGCATTCATCGTATTGTCGCTATTGATGTGGGTTGCTCTATTCAAATGGTTCAAGAGTATCATTGACAGCACGATGACCAACAATGCCAAGATGATGAACGAACTCTTGGAGACCACCAACAAGCAGAATGAGCTGCTGAACGACATTGCAGACGGTATGCGCCCTGCTACGCTGTTGCAGATAAAGAACATATCTAACACGTGTTTTGACTTGGCTGTGGAGCGTGTGTGCCGCATCATCAAAAAGGTGCGTGAGGAGAACAACATCATCAACAAGGAAGCGACCAAAGCGAAGATACGCACGTTGCTCTGCAACTTGCACGAGGACAGAAACAGCCGCTTCGACAACCACCGATACAGGGGTAAGACATTGACGCAGTACACCACACCCGAATGGATTGATTGGGTGGCAGTCGTTGTTGAGAGTGAGGTGTATGCCGAGACACAGAACAATGCACGTGCGTTCACGAATGTTGAGGCTGTCTATTCTAAAATCAGACTTGATTTCTATCACAAACTTACCGATTAGGATATGAAGATACTTATTGACAACGGACACGGCGAGAATACACCAGGCAAGAGAAGCCCGGACGGAAAGTTTAGGGAGTATCTCTATGCACGTGAGGTAGCAACCTCTATCGAGAGACGACTACTGATGCAGGGCTACGATGTAGAACTCATCACAAGAGAAACGATTGACGTTCCATTGGAAGAGCGTGCAAGGCGTGTGAACGAGATTTGCGGACGTGTGGGTGCAGGAAACGTTGTGCTTGTTTCCATTCACTGCAACGCATCGAAAAACGGCGAATGGGGCAAGGCTCGTGGGTGGAGTGCCTACACAAGCAAGGGCAAGACCAAGAGCGATGAATTTGCCACTATGCTGTATGTGGAGGCGGCAAAGAACTTTACCGGGCAGACCATACGCAAGGAGTTTTCGGACGGCGACCCCGATTGGGAGGAGGGTTTCTATATCTTGCGCAAGACGAAATGCCCTGCGGTGCTGACTGAAAATTTCTTTATGGACAATGAGCAAGACCTTGCGTACATCTTATCAAAGGAGGGATATGAGGCAGTGGTAACGACACACGTTGATGCCATCAAGAAATACGTTGAGGAATATGGAAAGGCTTAAAAACATAGCACTGTTGCTGTTCTTGGCGGTGTTCTTGGCTTCGCTATGCCTCAATGTGCATCATTACACAGGAGGAACGACAGAGCCATATAGGGACACCATCAAAACCACGTTTGTAGATACCATTCCGTACTACAAGCCTGTGCCGAAAGAGGAAAAGCCATTGGGAAACATTACTGCAAAATTGCCTGTAAGTGTTCCCAAATTGCCCGAAAGCGTGCAAAAATTTCCCGAAAGTGATAAAAAATTGCAGGATAGTGTACAAAATTTCGGCAAAAGCGTTGCCGAGGACCATTTCGAGGATATGGGCGAAAAGGTTACTACCGACAGTGCCGAAGTTGTCGTTCCCATTACGCAGACCGTATATGAGGACAGCACTTATACAGCATACGTCAGCGGTTACCGTGCGAGCCTTGATAGTTTGATATTCCGAATGCCACGAGAGGTAACAACAATAACGAACACCCATTACCAAAAGCCGAAGCGTTGGAGCGTTGGCATACAGGTGGGATATGGAATGACATTGAAAGGTACACCGCAGTTTGCCCCATACGTGGGTATAGGTGTGTCGTATAACCTATTTAGTTTTTGATTATGGAAGTAACATTGACAATCAGAAAAGAGTCTGTGTATGACGAAGTGGCGAAGACCACCGAATACACAGGTGCAAAGATGGACGATGAACACGCATACGAAGTAATCTCCACCACCGAGGAGGATAAGACGATGCTTGAACGCTTTTGGAACGAGTGTAAGAATATGGTTTGCAACTCGCTGAAAAAGGTGCTTGTATCGGAAAATGAGACCGAGGAGGGAGCGTATGAACTAACATTGGGGCTTTCATCGGCATTTGACGAGAGCCTAACAGAGAGTATGCAACGCAGTCTGTTCTCGTTCTTTGTAATGAACATCACGGCGAAGTGGTACACGTTTGCCAACAAGAGTGAAGCAACAGGTTATGCCACCGAAGCCGCCACCTACATTGAGGATATTATGCGCAAGGCTTTCTATAAGAAACGCCCTACACGCCCCACATACGATGACTAATTTATTCACTTAATTATTTAACTGATATGGCAGAGAACAAAAAAACACTGACCGTAACCCAGAGGGTTAAGGAACTTATCTTCGACATTCAGAACAAAGCCTATCTAACAGGACAGGCACGTGAGGCAGAAGGTAAAAAGAGTTATGAGGCTGCTTCCAATATGCAGGCGAGTGATGACGTAGAGAACAGTTACCAAATCCGCCGCTCGTTGGCTAACGCTTTTGCAATGCTGAAAAGCCTGCTCGGAGAGTATCTGTCGGAAGACAAGACCACGAGCGACAACCTCATCAACAATGAGATTGACAATGACGGCACACTGACTTTGTCGTTTGAGTTGCCAAGCAACTACAACAATGCTTCGGCTGACAGCCTCGGAAACAGTATTCACGCTTACTTGGTGGATATGGCATTGGGCGATTGGTTTGCTATCACCAACAAGGAGGATGCAGACACCTACATTTCGCACTCGGCTGTAAGTTTGGAGAACGTGAAGCGTGCTCTTTACAAGCGTAGTCGCCCGGAACGCCCCACATACGCCTAATGTATCCGTGCTGTGATGGTCGGCAGCAGCAGTCAAAGGCTGTTACGCTGACATTCAAACGTACGGAGCTGCTGTATGATGCCGAGAACTATTCGTTTGTTGAGGGCGACATAATGAAAGCAGACGATGAACACGCAAGGCATCAGGTGTTCGACATTGCAGCAAAGGGCAACATTGACCGTGTAACGAGAGTGCTCAACCTTGCGCACGCCGAATGTGTGGAAATGCTGTTCCCATACTCCAAAGAAGAGATACCCGAGGGACAGGAAGCGATGACTGACGTAATGACTGCTCCCGAGGAGTACCACATCGTGCTGAACTTGCCCGATGGATTTTCGCTGACCACTCTAAAACTGCTCACTCATTTGGTACACGAGTACCTTGTATGCAGGGTGCTTGCCGATTGGATGAGCATTACCAACCCGAGCAGTCAAGCAAATTGGGAAGAGAAGTTCAGAGAACTGAAAACGAAGATACAGACATCGCTTGTGTCGAGAACAGGAAAGATAAGGCGCAAATGCAAGCCGTTTTAAGAAACAAGAGCCGAGGTGCATCACGCATCCCGGCTCTTCGCATTATTAACCTTAAATCTAACTATGAGAAACAAAATCATCGAACTTGGTTTGCCATACGTGGCTCATATACTACGGTGCAACCGTATATGCTTTCTCCCTTATCGAACTTGCAGACAAGAGCAAGACGAAACGCCTTGTATGGTGTACCTCTGAAACCTCGCATAATCTTATCTACGCTGCTCCATACGGTATGCCAATGTATGAGGTCATTGGAGCCATACAGCACCTGCTGAACGTGCGTAGAACGGAACATACCACGCTGAATAATGGTGTTGATGGTCTTGAACGTATTGGGGTCGTCAATCTTAAACGGTCGTGTGATGATGAGTGCTGTGATGTTCTCTGCCACAGGCTTTGAGAAATCCACGAGTTTTGCACCGTCAGCCATTGCAAGGGCTTCGGGATAGGAATTGACGTTATCCACGATGTCGGAACGCATCATACCCCACGTTTGAGACTTCAACGAATAGACGTAGGCATATCGGACCGCAGGGTTATATACGATGAGGTGCTGATTGGTGTAGTCGTACACCATCCGGCAACCTTGCAGGAACTCATTAAACGGCAACAGGCTGATGTTGTCAAGCGTTATCTGTTCGCTTTCATTGGCTTTGCCATTGAAGATATTGATTAGTTTGTCGCACTTCGGCAGGTCGGTAATGCTGAACATTTCCTCTGTGTTGAGGCGGTCGGAGATACACTGTACTGTTGAGCCGCTGATGTGCATAATACCCCTGTCTGTGGCAAACAGCACGGCACTATCTATCTGTGTGATGCTATCGGGATTGATAACTACATCACGTGTGATAGGTTGCTTTGCGGAGTACGTTCCTGTATTGGAAACCTCCAACGCCCAAACTCCTTCCGTAGTGAACGCATAGAGTGGGAACTGTCCGAACTGACCCTCTGACAATGCTTTTGCGGCAGCACAAATGCCGAGAATGTTTCCTGTTCCTACGGTGTTGATACCGAGTACCGGGAAATAGAACGGATTGTTTACCTCGGAAGTGTAGATTTTGTTTGATATTTCGATTGGGAAATTGCTCGCTTCCTCTGTCGAATACATCGGATATGATATAGTTGGTAACGATGTGAAGTTCTTTTCTCTCACCAACTCATAATCAAGTATAGCATATGCCCCATTCAAAAACTCGTGTGGTTTCAAATCAACCGCATAGCAAGCAGACGAATAGTTGTATATAACCATTTTGTAGGCATTAGGATTTGGATAAAACATATAGCACCCCCACGAATGTTTACTCATAGATGTACTTCCATCACCGTGAGTCAATTCACCACTATTAAATAGGGCAAGATAACACATATCGTAATAATCCGTACTACACTCTACTCGATAATCCGTACCATTCTCTTTGATATATACCGCAATGGAATAACTATCTGATGAGAACGGTGATACTGTTACGCCTAATGTCGTTCCGCTTAATTGCCAATTATAACGTCCGTTGCAATATGCGAACATTGATTGGGCAAGAAACCCGATAAATGGTTTTCTCCTCAATCCTGCCAAGTTTATACGACCATTGTAAACAAATGAATAGTCTGCATATAATTGGTCGCGCGACAAATAATCGTCCGTCATTACCTCACGAGTAACTAATGATTGCAGGTATTCGTTCTCTACAACAATATCCTTGCGTGTATTGTCAGCAAGAGCATCGGCAATTTCAATAGAACACAACTTATAGAATGTGGACGTATTCTGTAGTGTTTCGTTAACCTTTCCTTCTGTAAACTCTGGCAGATGGAATGTTGTGGACGGATATGTTCTATCCGAAGAATAATACATCGCATAGATGCGTGAATACTCCCACTCGCAATAATAGTTGAGGAACTCCTTTGAAGTAAAATTACCGAGCAATTTATCTTCCGCTTTTGAAGATGTTGTAGTAGTCGGGTTGTCTGCATAAAGGCGACCGATAAACTTTGTTGTGTAGTTATCAGTGTCGGCAAATGATGTAATCTTTCCGTTTTGGTCGTAAGTGTATATCGGCTTCGACACAAAGACCTCGATACTCTTTACAATGTCTGCCCAATCTTCAAGGTAGTAAGAGTCTGTATTGCGTATTATGCGATAATCCAAAGAGGAAGCGACCAACATAATATCGCATTCAGCAGACGAATAACTGCCCTTGCCGGATGCACGTTTCCAAAACACAATAGGCGCAGCCTTTGTGCTTGGGTTCATAAGAATAGGCGCAGAGTGATATATTAGCGACCCATCATATAATTTCAACGCATAACGAACAAAGAAAGGAAAGCAGAAACGCCCTCTATTCACAGTCTCCTGTGCAACGAATTTGTTTACCTTGGCCATTATTTGGTTGGTAATTGTTGTTTTGTTATCTTCCGACAACTCATTATACAATGCACCCTCCGAAATTCCGTTAAAAGATATGGTAAAGGTGCTTTTGCTACTATCAGAAAGAGAAAACAAACGAGGACGACCAACAAGACCAAAAGAAACTTCTACATCAGGGATATGATTACCCAATTCGTAATACTTGTCATCTTTCCAAAGGAAATAGTATATACCATTCTTGGTAAATGCGAGCAACGTGTTTCCTATCGCATTGAAATGCGATGTCTCATACAGAGAACCAATGGTTATTCTACTCTTTGTTTTGCTGTCAATTGAATAAGCCTTTCGGGTGTTGTCCGAATATACGATATAATGCTCAAAAGAAGCCGTTTTGTGAATAAACTCGACACTCTCTCCGCTTTCGAGTTGCAGAACTAATGACGGTGGAAGTACAGGTTTCATTGTTCCGTCCTCCTGTATCAACCCCATTGTTGTAGCCAAATCGCCATCGGCACATTCATAGTCCGAGGGGTTGGCTGAATATCCATTGTATTTAATCTCCTTAATCATAATATATACTTAATGATGATTGGTAATGCTGTCCCGTAGTGCTGTAACTCGACAGGAGTACCGCAGCACAAACGCACCTTGTCGCCACCTCCACAGCGAGACATAATGTAGCGGCAGAGCGTGATTGATGAGGCTACGCAATGGTGTCCGTTCTTGTTGGAGCGGAATACCATTCCCTCGTGTTTGCCGACAACAGGCGCACGATGCTTGACGTACAAATAGGTTTCGCCTGTTCCCTCCATTATATCAACGACATCGCCGTGTGCCAAGCCAAGCGACTTTGACACACGAGCGGATATGTTGATACGTCCTCCACGATGAAAGGTTATATCAGCCTTTCGTGTATTTCCTAATATGCTTTGCATCGGGTCGGTCGAATTGATAATATAACTTACCTTGTGTTGTCCGGCAGACAGAGACTGACAATTTGACACGCTGTGTGGCATTCAGTCCGTAGTTATAGAGGATATGACCGACAGACGGACAGAGTGTTTCAAATCCGATGCAACGGTATTTGTCGTTATACTGAATATCGCACATCTGTGTTGGCTGCTCTATACCGGGATTGGTCATAAATCCATAACTATGTTCTACCTTGAACACGAATACACGAGCCTCATCGCCCTCGTGGGCGTTGTCCTTGATGTGGTTGAACAACGCCTTTGAGAGTGTAACAGAGTTATCGGCAGGGTCGGCAATGACGTAGTACCGAAGCGACTGCCACCATTTTTTTACTTTCTTGAATATCATAGTCCAAAAATAACGTAAGGTTGTGTTCTGTATGGTTTAACTTCTTACCGTTGCATCAAGAAATATTTTGCGAGAGCGGAACGACACCGTTTCAACGAAGCGGAACGACATTGTTGTTTCAATCTCCATACGGTGTTTCTCGGCAGCTTCACGAGTGGCGAAGATGTACGAGCAAATTTCCTGTTTGGCTACGCCTTTGGTGGCGATGATGTTGGCGTAATACTTACGTCCGAGAAGAAATGCAATGATTTCTGTCAATACTGTTGAGTGCATAATAATGTTATTTAATCGTTAAACAAATTGGTCTGTTTCGGTTGTTGAGGTGTTCCGATGATGTTATTCACACGCTCAATCTCTTTGTCAATCTCGGTTTCAAGAGCCTTGCTGTTACGCAGGGCAGTTTGGTTGCGAGTTTTGAAATACTCCTTTTGAGCCTTACGCATAAGGGCAACCTTTTGGAAGAATGTTTTTGCGTCCATATCAAGCAGCGTTCTTAAAGTGTTCTTTGAGTTTGGCGCATAGAGCCTCACACCAACGGCGAGCGATTGTAACCTCTACGGCATTGCCGATGTACTTCTTCTGCTCAGCCTGTGTGCCTACCAATACATAATCATCGGGGAAACCCATAATCTTTTTGAGTTCGGGAACTTTGAGCATACGCATCTTAATATCTACAATGCCGTATAGAGCCATAAATTCCTTGATTTTAGCCGTCATTGGGCTGTCGGTAGTATAAACCTCTATCGCAGCTTCTCCGCTCTCCGTAGCGACCAAATAAGGCGGCATTTTATCCATTCTCGCAATGAGTGTGAAGCAAGGTTTATCGACCGAGCCTCCGGGCGACTTGTATTGAGGGTTGAGAAGATAATGTCTCTTTACTGATACAAGGTTGAACTTTGGATTTGTCGTTACTGTATTGGCAGGCTCTTCCAATGAAGCAGGAGTACCGTTGCCGTACTGCATATCAATAAACCGTTCTGTCTGTATGATAGAAAGGCGGTCTTTTGTTGTCAGCGTTGGCGATGCTCCATCAATGGAATGATTATGCCCATTGCCGTAATATGCCGAAATAAATGCGTGGTGGTCTTTGCAGGTGATTGCTCCGGCAGGTGCTTCGACCGACACGTTTTTACTCATTGGGTCGCCACTGAACTGCTTGGAAAGAAACGATACCTTTGCCAATCCGAGGCGGTTTTGCGTGGCAACAGTGGGGCAAGGCTCATCAATGGACGGCGGTATGTGCTTTCCTGTTCGCTTATTGACTGAATTGTACTTTACAAGGAACGCATCTTTGCCACCTGCTACAAACTTTATCAGCCCTGCATAGATACGCTCCAATGTAGCCTCAACAAGCGGTTTCTTACGTCCGAAGATACTATCGCCCTCATCATCGAAGTCCAGGCACTCACGCACAGGTCGCCATTTCTCCAAAGAGCCGAACAATGATGTAGAACCCTCTTTGCTGTGTGTGGCTTCGGGGAACGTGATAGGCAAACCTTTCTTGGCAAAGATACCGAAGAAGCGTTTGCGCGAGGTGTACGCACCGTAATCGGCAGCATTGAGTATGCGGAAATCAAAGTTGTAGCCGTACTTCTTGACGTTACGCACCCAACGTGTGTAACTCTTGCCCTTATCCATTGATACAGGCTTTCCGTTTTCGTCCACATCGCCCCACGACATAAATTCTTCTACGTTCTCAATCTGAATGTAGTCGGGGTTGATTGCTTCGATGTAACGGAACAGATGTTCAGCGAGTGTGCGGCTATCTGCATCACGAGGCATACCGCCTTTTGCTTTGCTGAAATTGGTACACTCCAACGATGCCCACAGCACTACCAACGCATCGGGGTACTGACGGCGGCAGCTTTGCAGATGCGTGAGCAATGGCGAGAGTTCCAATGTTCGTATATCCTCGGTGAAGTGCATTGCCTCTGGGTGATTGGCTGCGTGTGAGGCAATGGCGTTCTTGTCGTGATTGACACAGGCGACAACCTGCGCACACTGTTTGTCATCGAGACGTGCGGAGTTTACTCCGGAGGAAGTTCCCCCGGCTCCGCAAAAGAGGTCTATGTATAGTAGTTTCATTTTGTTCCTCGTAATAAGTTTAATAACTCCTCGGCTCTGCTCCGTCTGTCAAAGCCTTTTATATTCTCCCATTTGTGCCCAAAGAATGTGTTCTTTCGCACCTGCACCCAATAGACAGTTATCGGTATGCAACCGTTATAGGCACTACCCGGCATTATTCTGTACATATCAGTATCTTAAATCAGTGAAATGGATTATACCTCCCTTGAAAACTTTATCCTCCTTTGGGTCTTTGCCGAAAAACCATTCTTTGAAATCCTGCACAGAAAGTCCGTCATTCTTGGCAAGGGTGTAGCAATCTGCATCGAGCCTTCACGACCATCAATCTTTGCTGTTATGGTGTCGTTGTCGGCGTGGTAGTAGAGTTCCACAGGCTGAACGCCGATTGGGTTGTGTCGCTGTGCTATCTCCACCTGTGGCGAGTTGTAAGGTCTGCCGGACCACTGACGTATGGAGAGGTAGAATTTGCCTCGTTCCATTTTCTCTGCATTGACGTTCCACAGGTCGTAGTTACTGCGGATTGTGTGCTTCTTCTCTCCCGAAGCGAGTTTGTTTGCAAAGCCTGTCGGCTCACCTCGGCGGCTGTGTGTTACCGGGAACACACGTGATAGGGTTATGATGATTTTCTTTTTCATAATCAGAAGTAATATCTTTTGTTATAGCATCGGCGAGCACGTGTAGTTCCTTGCGCACCAAGTTTCCAAATCCTATATGCTTTTTTCAATACATTACAGGCTTTTATATATTGCGCTCTGCTGTATGGGGCTGTTGATGGGCGAATTGTAACACTCCACCAAGTATTTCCACTATTTCCACATTGCTTTATGTGGTAGAAAGCAAAACTTTCAAAACTCGCCATCATCGACCTATACACACGGCGGTATATCTTTTTTGCGATACGTTTCTTCATAATCAGTCTATATCTAAATAATATGTTCCTGTTTTAGCCACGAGTGTACATTCTTCGGGCTTGTAATCGTCTAACTCGCTTTCGGGATAACACACTCCGTCAAAATCATCATTGTAGTACATATTTTCATTTGTTCTATCCAAAGTAATTTCGCTTTTGAGTGATATTTCTTCACCCCAAACACGTACAGGTTCTTGTTGCTCCTGCTCATTCATCTGTTCTATTTTCTCTTTGAGCATCGCCCAAGTAAGTGATTTCATAACCGTTCTGAATTTATTGATAATACTTTTTGTATGCCTCTCGCCACGATGGGCAGTTGGCAAATGTTTGCGGCTCATTATCGTGGACGTACTTTGCATTGAGCCTTTGGCAAAGTTCCGTTGCTTCCTTTTGGGAAGCACAGGTTATTGGTTGGTGGAGTTGGTGCGTTCCGCTTATGGTACTGACGACAACATCACCGAAGAAGCGGTACAACTCAACACCTTTCGTAACTATGTAGCGGTTGAGCGGATAACCCCAAAATGTAAGTCGAGTATCAAAGATGATATAAATGCTGTCCGGATGTTCCTCACGCCATTTACAGAACTCTTGATACATCTTGGTTAAGTCATTATTCCCCATAACAGCAACCATATTGTTAGTATCGAACAAAACAGAATAGAAATATAAACTCTCCTTTTTGCTTTTCTGTAACACATTCTGTAATAGCGCATTCGTTTTTCATCTAACCTATCCTTTGATGACTTCCTGCATTTATTCGAGAACTCCATATAATACGAATTGCTTACCGATGCATATGCAGTGCAAACAAGTAGTATAAAAAAGGATACTATGGTTAAAAAGCCCAAAATATAAATCATAATCTTTCTCTCCTTGTTTTAAGTTCTTTTGTTTCGTGGTCGTATATAGCCATTATTTTGGCAGTACCACGATTTGGGTTATTTCTTATTTCTTCTATCAGAGTTCCTTTGGCATAGTTGATGGCAGCACTCTCGTCAAACTCTTGCCCCAACACATCATCTTCTCTGAAATCATCTTCGGTAACCCACATTGTTTTTGTTACCACGATGGATACTTTATAACTTTTCATTTTCGGGATGTTCGTAAACTATTTTATCTACTTTGTTTCTATAAATCCAAGACCAATTTACGTGTAACCACAAGAGGTTAAATCGGCGAGAGAACTTGCAAAAGTCAAATGGTTTGTACCACCTATGCCAAAGCAGGGTCAAACTTATACCATACCGCTTTTTATAGGTTGATACGACCACTGTTCCCTTGCGACAATAGTACTTACACTTTTCAAAACTCCAATTCTCGAAACTAATGCCATCTAAATCTTGCGTTCTTACTTGGTACTCTCCGGGCATTCTGTCCTTTTTCATTCTGCACCTCCTTTCAATTTGAACATCTTACAGGGCTTTCCATAATATGGAGCAGTATAGAATATAATTTGATTGCTAAAATTGGGGTTAAGTATCTCTTTGGGGCGTTGTTTACATACCCAAGATTTGTGATATGCGTTTATCGTGGCATATCCCTCTTGTCTATGTTCGCAGTCCTTACAGCGATATTCTTTGAGCGTTTTACGGAGAAAGACGTGAACTTCATTTCCACACACAATAGCCCTATATCGCTTGGGGATAATGTATATACCTTCTGATAACTCACGGCTCATTCTGCACCTCCTTTCAGCAGCTCTGGGTTATCGTAAACATTCCCAATGACCTTTTTCGAGCCTGTCCAACGACTATCATCAAGACCGCATACACCTACAAAATCGTTTTCAATATCGCCATTGAGAGCAGCCATAAACCGACCTTGCTTTTCATTATAGAATATCAAGTGCTTGATGTTGGGATTATGGCAACCTATGACATCGCCCTCGTAAATATCGTTGCCGTTTTTATCAGAAAGTCCTGTAAACTCGCCTATTGTGTTAGGGTCTATTTTGCACCTCGTTCCAACGTCTGTATGGATATGGGAAAAAGCACTTCTGATATGTAGGTCGCCAAATACCCATTCTCCGATATTGTGCCCCTCAACACTCTTTGCTCTGAATTTAATAGTCCTCATTGCATTACAATTTGTTTGTTATGGAGGGCGGACGTGCCACCCTCCGTTATTAGTGTTACTCAATATCTCGTGGGGTGTCTATCCAATTCTGCACGTCCCAATCGCCAACCACGTTGAGGTTTTCTGCACTCTCAATAGTTTGCTTTCTCTTGTCGGACAACAGGTAGTTTCCAAAGTCAATGAGTTCTGCAACCGTAAATTTGGCTTCATCAGAAATCTCAATCGGACTGTACGCCTCCTCAAACACATTCTTTGGAGACCAACTTTCGTAACCGTCTGCATAGACAACACGGTATCCCTCACGCCACTCGTGGTTGTCGGTGTTAGGTCTTGCAATGCCTTTCTGCACTGCATCATACTCGTTCATCGGCTCTGCCGACACGACTTTTGTTCCTTTGTACTTTTTCATTGTGATAGAATATTTGTTTGTTAGAAAAATGGCAGTGCGGAGGCAGCAGCCCCCACACTGCCCCTGCATTATCCCTGCTTTCCGACTTCCTTTGGTTTGAAACAGAAGTCGGCATAAATTTCGGCGAACTGCCTACCTGCGTAGGCAGCGAGTTTTTCGCTTTTGAAGGCGAGCCGAGAGCCGCAGTTCGTGCCCGAGCTCGAAGATGCGTGACCCGCGTACGCACAAACGAGACCGCAGTACGCATTCGCAACGCCACCACCACGACCAACCACACGGCTTTTATTCTCAGCAGATAGTTTGTCGTACTGCTCTTTGGTGATTAGGTCGTACCAAAAATACCAACGGCGTTCGCCCTTTGTGAATTGAGGTTCCCAACCCTCGTTGAGAGCTGCGGTGATGATGCGGAGTTGGAGGTATGCCACCAAATCATAGTCGTTCATATCGTGTTGGTGGATATGCGACACATAGCCGTCATAGGCTTTTACGAATGGGTGGTCATAGCCGAGTTCACGACAAGCATCGGCAAATGTCTTGATGCGCTCTGTTACGTCCTGTGGCTTCTCATCTACGAGGGTGAGTACACCATCAACCCATTTTGCAACTTTCCCTACGGGGATTTCGATTTCTACTTTCTTGGTCTTGTTTTCCATACTGTTGTTTGTTTTAATTGGTTTGAAAATCCTTTTGATAATGATTAAAGTGTTCATTGTTTATTGGTTTTATGTTCAAAGTGAGGACACGACTTTAATTTCTCCTTGTATGCAGGAGGTATCCACCATAATGGTTCATCGGGTGGGTCGGGCAGATAGCGTCTGCACTCCTGGCGAATTGGGCAAGTAACGCCCGAACAGTAACTGTAATCTTTGTTCATAAATCACTTGTTTATAGGTTTGCGAAATGATTGCTCCGTGCCGAAGTTGATGATGTGCATCATTTCTCGGAAGCGGTCGGCAATACGTTCATCGTAGTAAGTTGCTATTTCTGCTGCTGTAAGGTTGGACGATGCCAACGTGCAGAACTGCTCCTCATATCGGAAAGAGATAATATCCATAGCCGCCGTAACGAAGTCGCCGTAGTGTATGCTTTCCTTTGGCTCTTGACCGAGGTCGTCAATGGCAAGTATCTCAATGGTGCGTAGCCTCTTGAACTTGTACACATCGCTTTCATTCTCACGTGTGGGATTGTTGTATGCCTTTGCAAGCAATACGAGTTCCTTTGCCGTGATGAACGTATAGCCACGTACCGGGTAATCGTCCTGTCGGCTACTCCAACCCTCATCGGAGCGGAGCAAGTTCGTGAGGTTTTGCAAGGCACGGAGAATGGTTGTCTTTCCATTGCCTGCACCGCCACAGAGGAACAGCCCGAATGTAGAGTCTTGCGAGGTGAGCCACTTGGCAATGTCCCACAGGTGCTGTTTATACTCTTGCGTTTCGATAAATACACGATGACGGCTCACGACCTCGGCTTTGCACGCAGCATAGAGCATTGCATATACCTGTTGAGGCGTGTATGGCAATCTAAAACGTGTCGCCGTACGTTTTCGGCTCATCAGGTGAGAGAACATTTCCTCTACGTTGATTTCGTCCTTTGGATTTAGCGTTATCATCTTCTTTCTTTTTGTTTCTATTCACTATGCGTAACCACGAATTGAAATGCTGTTTTGCATCAGCCAATGATTGGTGTCCTCGTTCTTTGCCGTCTGCCACACATTGCACACGAAAATCATCGAGGCTGTTACGTAGCAGTTCTATGTTCATCGAGTGGAGGACTTGCAAACCATCGAGCCAAACTTCATCTGCTTTCAGTTTCTCAATCTCTTGGTCGAGCGTTAGCGAATAAGGTTCGTAACGTGGTGGTGTGTCTTGTTTATCAGTCTCTTTCTTCGGTTGATTGTTTGCCTGCCTATGATTACGTGGTTGTCTTGGTGCTTGCGGTGCAAGCAGACTGTAATCTGTGATTTTGCACACCCGGCGGCATTGAATACATATACGACTGTATCTCTCTTGAATACCCTTTGATGTAAGCACTCCCTCCGCATCGAACAGTTCCTTTGAAAACAACCCGAGTGACAGGCAGGTCTTTATAACCTCCAATACATACGCCTCGTCAAAGCCCGTTAGTTCCGAGCAGATGAAAGGCAACTCTTCGTCCCACTCAATGTAATACCCATTCTTGTAGATGTTACAGAGCAGCAGAGCATATATCGAAATGGCTTTACCACCTTGATACTTGATTAGTTTTCTTATCTTTATGTCGCTGAAAATATCTATATCCATCGGAAAGTATTCCAGCCCTATTTTTGAAGTTCGTGCCATAGAGAGTTATTCGTTTTTCAAATAGTCGTCCACCTCACGTTTGAAATCGTCAAAGGAACGACACACCACATATTTGTACTCGCTGTCAGCACAGACGATGTTCTGCCAAGCCTTTTGGCTGTCTCGCTGTCTGCCTTTGAGTGTTTTCATTTCAATGAGCAAAGCACCATAATCACGGTTGCTTTTCAAGAGGATGAGGTCTGCCACTCCTGCCACAACTCCCTCGGCTTTCAGTTTTGCCGCCGTAGTCGCATCACGTCTGCCGCCATTTGGAACGGCGAACAGTCTGCCGTGAAGCCGTGGATATTGGAGGGAGAACCACCGCACACACTCACATTGTATGCGGTGTTCCTCGTCCTTGTGCACCTTTCGAGTTTTGACAGCGTTCTTTTTAGCCATCAACTCATCGAAAGTCATTCTATTCGCTGACATTGCTTCAGCGATTGTTACTTTACTTTTCGTCATATTTTACAGGGTAATAATCCATTATCATTGTCTCGACAATAGAAACTATCTCGTAATCGGACATTGAGCCTTTCATACCCTCAATAAAGCGGTCGTATGCGTTCTTGAAGTCCGAAGCCTGTACGAGAATGAAACTGTTGGTCTTTTTCTCGGCACCGCTCTTTTCATCAAGAGTGATGAACGAAACCTTTACCTTGTAGTAGCGGTCGGCTGCTGTATCATCGGACAGGAACAGTTCGGAGATACGAGGCTTCACGATTTGAGGAATGGTAAATTCGCCACTGATATAGGGTTTCAGTTCCTCGATTGTTCTTGCCTCGGCTTCTGTGAACGAGAGCGCATCAAAAAGATACTGTTCGCTTACTGTCTTGTTGAGTCCGTTTTCCATTGTCTTTTCGTAGCGGACTGTCGAAAGGAAATAGTTTACCATCATTCTTTCAAGTTCATACGGTTTTTCAATTCTTTGCTTAACACGAGTTTGGCGGTGTTCTGTGCCGGAATGCTGACAACAGTACCCTTGCTGATGTTGCGAGCCTTTTTAGGGGCTGTGGTAACTGCCTTGATTGTTGCAAAGCCACGAATGAACACACTCTCACCCTTTGCGAGTGAACTGCTGATAGCCTCTACCACGCTTTCGGTGGCGGCGATTGCCTGTGAACGACTTAAAGTCGTGTTGTTGATTACGTAATCAACGATGTCATTTTTCTTCATTTTGAATTGAATTAAAGGTGAATAATTTCTTTTCTAACTTCTTTATCATTTGTCGTATAACCCACGCACGGCAGTTGTTGCGTTGTCCGGGCAGGGTGTCATATACTTTGGCAGCATCATCGAAATACTTGATAATCTTCTGCACGTCTGTCTTGCATATATCCATTATCCCGATGTGTTGAGGAAGAGATTTACCAACTCATCGAAGTACATTTCATCGGTTGGTATATCATCGTCCGAGTTCATTATTTCACTTGCAATGGACTTCTTGCGGTGTATGAGGTTGTAAATGGTGTGGTCGATTGTGCCACGCCCGAGCAGGTAGTAACAGGTTACGTTGTCTTTCTGACCTATGCGGTGCGCTCTGTCCTCACATTGGCAGCAGTCGGCATACGTCCAAGCCAATTCAATGAATGCCACGTTTGATGAGGCTGTAAGTGTCAGTCCAACTCCGGCAGCTTTGATTGAACAGATGATGAGGTTTACATCGGGGTTGTTCTGGAACGCATCGACAGATGCCTGTTTGTTTACCATACTATCACGTCCTGTAACTGTTACCGCACGAGGGAAGACTTTTTGCAGTTCGTCCACAATCTCGTGAAGCGAGCAGAACACAATGAGTTTCTTTCCGCTATCGAGGAATGTTCGGATGAAGTCCACCGCCTGTGCTATCTTGCCTTTGGTGGCCAAGGAACGCAACGTCATAAAGCGCACAAGGGCTTCCATACGCATTTTGCGGCGTATCTCCCAATCGGTACACTCGGTGTACTCCTGCAAGTATGCGGCAAGGTCGGCGGCAGCAAGGTTGTATTCCTTATCATTGGAAATCTCCACGTACAAGTCCACTCGTGTTTTGTCGGGCAACTGCGGCAGCACCTTTGCTTTCTCTCGGCGTATCATACAGGTATCGTACAACTGCTTTGAAAGAACGGACAGAGGAACGGCAGGAACGGCGGTCTTATCTTTGGGGTCGGTGCAGTAGTCCGCCATAAACTTGGCACGTCCTCCAAACTCGCCTATGCGGTCCAATATGGAAAGTTGGGCGATTAAATCTTCGGGACGATTGACAACAGGCGTACCCGAAAGGAGTATGCGATATTCCTTGCCAACGGACAAACCTTTGGTGAAGATTGTCTGCTGTGCGGAGGGGTCTTTCACACGGTGGCTCTCATCTATGATGATTGATTTGAACTGCTGCATCTGAGGACAGAACACTACGTCTTTCAGTCGGAACTGCTTGCCGCCCTTGATGTCCCACACGAAGTATTTGCGCAGGCTCTCATAATTGACGATGGCGACCTGATGCACGCCCATTGAGAGAAGATAACCCCACGTGGTGCGGACGTTATTGTCAAGCACAAGTGCGCTCTTATCGGTGAATTTCTCAAACTCACGTTGCCAATTGATTTTGAGTGATGACGGACAGATAACGAGGCAGGGGTATGCTCTTGCTGTATCGACTATGCCAATGCTCTGCAATGTCTTGCCCAATCCCGGCTCATCGCCGATGATAATGCGCTTATGCTCCAATCCGAAGCAGATGCCCTCACGTTGGTATTCGTAAGGCTCGACACGCAGATTATGTTTCAGTATATTGCTCATTTGAAATTCTCTATCTCTGTGATTAAATCTTCTTTATCTATCCCTTTGAGGTACTTGTATAGCACAAGGTCGATGCACTGATTGTAGAAGCGTTCAAACTCGTGTTGTTCCATTGCCGAGAATGATATGCTTTGGTATTCTATCTCCTTTTCGCCTCGTTCGTTGAGGCTTGTTTTGAAGTAGCCCAAATCTCGCTTGAAGCGGCGCAGCATATCTTCCTCGTTGTGGACTTTGAAATATTCTGCAAGGTTGGACGGCAGGTTATCAAACGTGAGGCGCACCAATGCAAAGAACTTCTTGTGATGTTCGTAGTTGCGAGGGTTGCTAACCTTGCACTTGACAACAGAGCCGACACGTAGCCGTTTCTTCAAGTCGTAGTCGCTATCATAGAGCGGCACAAGACCGTGAGCCGTTACCTTGCAGAATATATCCATAGGGCTAAATTTGAGGGGTTAAGCACCAATACTGAAATGCCAATTCTTCGTATTTCTCACGACCACGATTATAGACCTCATCGCCACGTGTGATGAACTTCTTAAATATGCGGCAGTTCTTTTTGCTGATGGCGTAGATGAAATCACGGTTGCTGTTTGCGATGTCCATATACCAGGCACGACTTCTGTCCCAATCGAAGAAATCAACGGCTTCCTCGAACTGTTGCTGTGTGGCAGCGAATGTTGTTTTGAGGTCGCCACCGAAAGCACCGAGCCACCAATCCCATTTGCAACGGGTATCGAGTGTGAACGGAAATTCGCAGTATGTGAACTGCTGTGCCTTATTGACCATAAAGCGTTGCGTTTCGGCACATTCAAGCACTTTGGCAAGGAACGCATCTTTGCGTGCTTCCATACGGAGAGCCTTTTGCATTTCCTGTGCGTGTCGGAACTCATCTTCTGTGTATGGCACATCGTCCACTGTTAGGCGGTAGTAGTCCACCTTTGACGGCTCTGTTATGATGGCATCGACCAACGAGCCGAAGCGGAAAGCAGCTTCCTTATCGCCAAACTGCATACGTGGGTGCAAGATGTTTTTCAGTTCGGTGAGGTCAGAGTTACTGACCTCACTTCTGCTGTAATAGTTATCGCTCATAGTAATCATCGTAATCGGGTTCGTAATCTTCTTCGTACTCAACCTCGCCGACACCATCACACACTTCGCAGGTCTCCTTTTCGCCTTGTATGTAGTGTTGTCGCTTGGCTTTTGCTTCTTCCTCTGTCTTGGGGAGACACAACCACGTTTCTTCGGTACATTCGGTCTCTTCGTTTGTCTCGAAGTTGTAGGCGTGCCAATGGCAACCTTTACCGTTACAGGCTTCGCATTTTACATAGTGAGGCTCTTTCTCGTTCCACGGCTCACGTGGGTCGTGTTCTGCTCCGGGTGGGTAGTATCCGCTTTCGTACATAGTTACTTGACTTTTACGTCTTCGACATATTCTACACTTTCGTCTTTGAGGTATATGCCCTCCTTGGCGAGTTTCTCACAGAATGTAATCTGCTTCTTGAACATCTTGGTAAGTTCCTCTACGGTGAGGGTACAGCCCTCTTTGCTCCACCACATAGAGAGAATTGGCATAATGCCCTCGGGATTGAGCAGGTTGATTTTCTGAGCAACCTTAACCTTTGGTTGGTAGCCGGACGAAACAATGGATTGCTGACCGAACAGGCTTTCCATTTCGGACTGCTGACGTGCCATTTCTGCCTTCTGCTTTTCTTCCTCCTCCTTGCGGCGGCGTTCTGCCTCCTGTTCCTCGGCTTCCTTGCGCTGACGTGCTTCCATTTCAGCCTTGATACGTGCAGCTTCCTCGGCTGATGCCTGTGCCATACGTTCGAGGTTGGTTTTCTTGGACGGCAGACGGTCGATGATGTACTGCTTTGTGCTGTCAATCTCGAACTCGTATTGCTCCTTGAACTGCTTGGCAAGGCGTTCCTTTGTCTCAATCTCTGCCTTGCGTATCTCATCTACTGTTATTCCGGCAGGAATGCGAATAAGGGTGTGCAGATTGTAGAGGAAGTCGGCAGGCAGTTCGGTTGAATAGTCCTTGACCTGTGCGAATGATGCTTCGTAGTTGTCGAGGGTAACAGCACTGTCAATGGCTGACAAAGCGTTGCAGTCTCTGTTCACGAGGGATTGGAACTGCTGCTTGAAATCGTCCTCAATGTCCTGTTTCATACGTGAACGTGCCTGTTCTATTTGTTGGCGTTCGTACTCCTTGCGGCGGCGTTCCTCTTCCTCGGCACGCTTCTTGGCGGCGTACTGATTGCGGAACTGCTGTAACTTGTATGGGATTGTATCGGCTTTGGTGGGGTCGATAGCATTTTCCATTACTGTAAACTCCTTGCGGATGTCATCAAAGAGTTTGGTTACAGGTGAACGGCGTTCGTTCATCTTCTTCACGGTCTTACGTGCTTTCTCGATGTACTGTGCCGCCTGTTGGTCGAGTTCGTCCGTCATTCCTCCCTGTGCTTGAATGGCTTCAAGGATTGCTTGCCCGGCTTCGATACATTTCTCACGTGAGAGTTTGTTGTCTTGATATGACTGAGGAGTGGCAGACACTATGGTCTGAATGTTCTCCTGTCTAACGATTACTAATTCCTGTGACATAGTGGTATGGTGTTAGAAAGTGTCGTCTGCGTTGTTTGATTGCTGTGCAGGGTCGATTGTTACACCTGCGGACATATCGGGTGCAGGTGCGAAATGCTGTTCCTGCTGTTGAGGCTGTTCGGCTCCAACACCGCCGTATGGGTCGATTTCTGTCGGCTGTTGCTGCTCGATGATTTCTGTTTCGAGAGAAGAACCACGACCGATATTCAGTTTCGGATAGGTCTTGAATGCGTGCTTCACGCACTTCGCCATAAGGAAGCCTGTGTCTATCTGACCGTTCTTGTTGTAGAGTTCGTTAGAGTTGGTTACCCATTGGTTAGTCTTGCGGTCAAAGTATGAGTTCTGTTTATCGCTGTAACCTTTGAGGCGCATCCAATCCTGTTCTGTCATTACAGAATAGTCTATCGTACCATCGGCACGTGTAATCTTCAAGAAACAGGCGATAATCTTGTTGGACTTGCGAGGGAAAGCGGACATATAGTTCACTATCTTTTGTCCGTTCTGTTCGCCGTATTGGAATGTGTCGCCCTCGTACACGATTACAGGGTTGTCGGCGTGGCGTATCTGTCCGGCATTCTTACGGAGTACCAATTCGCCATATCCCGAAATGGTAAGGTTACATACTTTCTCCCAAATGTCGTTGCCCTGTTGGTTTGTGCCTACCTTGACATTGCGAGGGATGAGGTAACAGAGAGCCTGTGCGCCCGGTGCAAGGGTAAGACCTTTTACAGCGAGGTCGATAAAGGCGTAGAAGATTGATGTACCAGAGCACTCACGGAGGTTTGCCTTGTCTCTCAACTGTGAGTTGAAATAGATTGCTTCACGCTCGTACACCTGTTCGCCGCCCTCTTTCCAAATGGAGTTATAGACGTTGATGAATTGACTACGGACACGCTCATTGCGTATCACATCGGTTGCTTTTGTCTGTTGCAACTCTTGGGCTAATGATAATGCATTGCTCATAATGTTGAAAATTAAAGTTATTGAAATACAGTTGTCTGTTGTGGGAGTGACAGGATTTGAACCTGCGACCTGCTGCTGCTTGCCATTTGGGTACGTACCGCCGCTCTTCCGCTGAGCTACACTCCCTTATGTTATATCTTGAAATAGTCCTGTTTCACGTTCTGTAATGCTCTCAACTCTGCCGTGCGGTACTCGACTTTGCCGGGTCGTTTGCAAGGCTCTATTTTGCCCTCTCTGCGCCACCTATCGACATTGCCACGTCCGAACATCGTGTATGCCTGTCGTTGGCTGATAGTCTCGGGGTCGTTGCGCACTTCGGAGAGCATACGCACTACCGAAGCTGCAACATCGTGGATGAATGTGTCATAGGTGACTGTCTTATCTGAAAAATTGAGTGTGAGCATTACTGTTTCTGTTTTGAGGTTTGACAGGGTGGCTCTTTTGCGTATTCTACGAGCCTTTTCAGTACGGTACAGTAGCGACCGTTCAACTGTTCGTGCGCTTTCGTGCACTTTGCGCAAATGGGATTGGTATGTGATGCCATTGCTTACTTGTTTTTCTCTTCTTTGTATTCACGATAACTCTCACGAACGAGTATCCATATCAGATAGACGAACAGGAGAACGACACAGAAGCCGAATAATCCGATTGTTCCTTTGATGAGGTGGGCAATTCCCCACACAATTGTGCCAATTAGCATAAAGATTGACATTGCAAGTTGGCTGAGGCTCATAAACTTATCCATAGTGATGTTATTTAGAATGTTTGAAATAGAATGTTATTAGTATGTACAGGAAGCAGACATCTGCATATCTTACCAAATGGGTGTTCCCGATGCGTATAGTTGGCAGCAGGTAGAAAGGACTGATGCTCTTTCGTGTTTTCAACCAAAGGACATCTATGCCGAACCGTCCAATTCTCCAATGCAAAATATCCATAATCAAAAATCGGCTTTCAGTTTGAGCTGTCGTAGCACTTCCTTTAATTCGCTGTCGGTGTATCTTTCGGCTATGCCACGAGGTACGCAATTATGGTTCATCGCAATTTGGATAGCACGTTCTCTTGATACTTTGGGAGTAGATTTTCTTCTAATCATAATCTTACGCTGTTCGGGTTACTATTACGACACGTCTTTCACGGTCTGTCTCGGTCTTGTATGTTCTGTTCCATTTGAAGCCGAGCATACTTGCCATACTTCTTGCAGTGGTACAGAGTGATGCAGGGAACTCCTTGCTTTCTCCGATTTTCATAGGCTCTAATTCGCCTGTAATTGTCTTTTTCTTTGCCATTTTTTCGGTGATTTGAAGTTTAATGTTTAACTTTATGGTGCAAAACTATAAAATAATACAGACACACGCAAATATTTTAGACAGAAAATTTCATTTTGTCTGTATTTTATTTTAGTCGCAAATTGTAATACGCTGATAATTATGAATTTAGGTTTGATTAGAAATTTGTGCGAAAAGAGAGCCGGAGGGATGAGACAATTAGCCTCCGACATAGGTATGAGCGAAGCAAACTTGCATCGTTGCGTGAATAACAACAAAATTCAAGCTGCTGACTTGGAACAGATAGCATTGAAGTTGAGGGTTGATATTCGCCTATTCTTTGATGACGATGTAAGGGCACTTGCAAATAGTATAGACACTGAAAAAACTGCAAGTGCGACTGTCATTGATGACAATAGAGAACTAATCGAACTATGCAAATCACTTGTTTCAAACTTTCAGCAAAGAGATGACGTGATGAACAAATTGGTGTCAATGGTTAAAGGAATGGAGTGATGGACAGTTTGACATTACTTGCAGAGAAGATATTGATAAATGCTGCGAAATCTGATGATGGGCATTGTTATCCATCTCAAATAAACGCAACAGGTATTGACTTGGATGGTGCTTTGAGATTATTAGAGATGTACGGAAGAACATTTCCTATGTCAAGAGGAGCGATGCCGGTTTTTACCATCAACGAATTAGGAAAACATTTCGCAAGCACAGGAGCGTGGAGTGGAAAAGAAAATGCAGAGAGAATTGCCGCAGAACGACATAACGAACAGATGCGTGCGCAACACAAAAATAACAAACTTGTAAAATGGAGTATTGTCGCAACAGTTGTAATTGGATTAGCCACTCTATTAGTTTCTATCTTAAAATAAAATGAATAATAAACATTACTCAGTTTCTGTATTGCAGGCAATAAAAATTCTACTCTGCATTTGTGCGTTAGTTTTGGCGTACCTGTTTGCGCTGAATGGACGATATGTAAAAGAGGATGATGAATATTACTTCGACAAGTGGACAAAAACGATTTTGGTAATAGAAAACTATAAGGAGGTCGAGCAAAAATAGCCTCGCTGACATATTGTTGTACAACATTCCCTAACTCGCTGAAAAGCACGCCTAATTGGCAGCTGCTCAGGCTGCAGTTGAGGAGGCATAATCTGATACAGGAAACCTCTAAATACGAAAGGGTTTGTCCTCACGGGCAAACCCTTTCTTTTGTTGTACCCCGCCATAGAAACCGCCAATCATCCCATACATCAAACCTATTTGCATAAGAATAAATCTGCTCGTATCTTTGCAGTGAGAAAACAACCTTAATCCTCTATACGTTTTAATAAGAAAAGTAGATTACAAAT